ATTCACCAGCGTGTAGAGATAAGTCGTTGCCTGCAGGTTCGAGGTGGCTGCCGCAGGCCCTGTTCCCGCGATTGTGAAGTTATCGACTTTCAGTATGACCCAGTCTGGGTAAGCTTCGACTGGGTCCCAACATCCCACCCCAGCACCACTGCCGGCAATCGGCATTCCGGTCTGTGTCTGAGTGAAAGCCACGGTCGAGCCGAACTTGCAGGTAAAAACGATCGTGCCACTGGTCGTGGCTCCCGTGACCGGCGTGACTGCAAGCGTGGCATGGAACCACTGCCCGGTCTGAATGAAGCCGGTGAAGGTCGGATCCAAGTCGACGTGCCAAGTGGGAATCGATCCTGATGGGATGACGTACGTGCCGACGTCCGTGCCGATCACTCCATTGCTGACTGAAGCAAAATGCAGCGTGACACCTAGAGCGGTGTTCTCGATCCGAACCACGGAACCCGATACGCTGGAGTCCAGACCGATGAAGAAGTCCATCTTGCTCGGAGTCAGCCGCGCGTTAAAGGCCCGGATGAAAGTAAAGTCCACATCCAGCGTGACGGGCTGTGTCTGATCGATAGAGAAGTTCTTCGAAGCGATGACCTGCGTGGCACCGATCGATTGGATCTGCATGCAGGCCCCGGGATTGCCTCCCACTACCAAGAAGGATGCCCCGGTAGTGGTCGTATTGCCCGGTAGATTCCAGTTGATGGGGGCATCGAACGTGTCGATCAGCGTCACATTGTTGGCCCCTGCTGCAGCCGGCACCACGGCGCCCGAGGCCGGGACGCTCGGATTCGGCACTCCGATCTTGCGCGAGTAGATCGGGTACGGCCCGGCATTGGCGGCCACCGTGGAGCTGCCGGTAACTGGGTTGCCACCGCTGGTCAGGCCGGTCGACAGGCCCAGATCGGTGAAGCGCGGCACATCCAGACCGCAAAAATACGTCCGCACGCTCTGATCGTTCGAGATCGCCGCCTTGGCAACGTCGACCTCCTCGGCACCTGTGACTGACGTCTGCCGCACCCAGTACGCCATCCAGTTGGCCACCATGCCGGCGGCTGCACCGTTGTCAGCGAAGACCGTGATGTTGGTGCTGAACTCACCCGTGTTGAGCCACTTCACAAATGGGGTAGTACCGGAAAACCCCCCTAATCCGTGAAAAATTGTGGCCGAAGTCATACCACCCACAAGGTTGAGCAGATACCACTCCGAGCTTGAGGACACGATCCAAAGATGATTTAGGTCCGACTCCAGCATGCCGACGATACTGGCAGTTTGGTTGATTAAAGCCTCACGGTTCTGCACAGTCGATGAGCCCAGCGCAATGCTGTTCAAGCTCGTTAGATTATTCGGATCGCCCATTAACTCAGGCCCACTGGCCCAGGGCCCCACCGCAACCTCTGAAGCCGAGGCCGACGACAGCGTCAGTACGTGCCACGTATTGGCCGCACTGCTACTGGCACCCGTGAGCACAACCAAGTGAATCCCATCAGCACATGGCATTGCGCCCCAGATATAAGCGGGACTGCCGCTTAAGGCCGGGATCACGTCGTACACCGCTCTGCAATTGGCCGGGTTCAGAACCCACATGCAAGCATGAGTACCCGATGTGGCGGCTGAGACACCACCGGAGATCGAATTGGCTACGCTCGGTAACTGGAACTCGCACACCACGATGTAACCGCTGGGCTGCAAGACCATCGCAATGCCGGCGCCGTATGGAATCCCGGCCGTCGCACCCGGGCCTGGATAACCGTAGGTGTTATAGATATTGGGGATTGTGGCGAAGCCGTAGATTGAGCCCCAGTAAGCGTTTTCAGCCGCGGTCGCCGTCGTAGCCGCACCAGGGGCTCCGCTCGGAATTGCAGTCGGGTAGGCTTTGCCATCACCGCTCGGAGGGCCGGCGGGAGCTACACCCGAGGAACCACCGAAGGTCTGCAGGGGCTTGTAATCGATCGTGGTGATGGTGGTCGACGTCAGGCTGTAGATCAGCGGGAACCGATCAGTCGCAGTCGGGCTGAGATTGGTTGTGACGTCGTAGAAAGGCGTGCCCTGCGCGATGGCCATTCAGAACACCTTCATCGCCCCGCCGGGGATCGTTGTCACTGTCGTGGGCTGATTCCAAGTCAGCCAGACTTGGTCGTCCAGGTAATAGATCGTGACGGGCTGAGAGGTGATGGCCTGCGTTGTGGAATTGACAAATCCGCTCCAGGACTCAATGTTGCCGGAGAGCAGGCGTGCGTTCTCCGAGTTCTGCCCAAATGCATTTGGCAGAAGGTGAGGGGCTATGCGGGGGGCTTCGCCCTTGAATCCTTGGACATCAATCGGCACCGTTTATCTCGCAATGAACGGCCTCGGAGTCGCGCGCACGCTGCCCTGCTGATTGGCCTTATCCTTCCAGGACCGCGCCATCCCGACACCCTCGAAGAAGTTTTGCTTAGCCTCCATCGCCAACGGCATATTGGCCCACTCCTCCTTGTCCATCATGTAGAGGTGCCACATGGCGCCCTCTTCAATGTAGATGTTGAATTTGCTCACCAGATCGTTCGGGATCGCGGTCGCGTTCAGCGACGTCTGGACCGTCAGCTCCATCGCCGACAGGTACGCTGCATTTGGAGTCGGGTAGAAGAGCACCGAGCCCTCTGGCACGTACGAGTAGTAAGTCGGCAGATCCGTCTTCATGTTCGGATCGAAGTTGTCCGGGTCTCCGGGACGCAAATTGATCCAAGTCAAATTCTGCTGTTGGATCTGACCGGCCTCAATGCCGATGACCTCCAGGTTCGGATCAGATCCAAAGTTGTAGGCCGGCTGATTGATCGTGAGCACCTGATTGGTGATGTTCCGCTTCAACCACATCGATCTTTTGCAAAGGTCGCGCGCTGCGCGCGCGTACGCTGCCTGCACGATCGGCACGGGCGCCTCCTTCACGCGCGCAGCCACATCCAGACACAGCAGCGAAATCGAGGTAAAGCCCGGCGGCAGCAATCCGGCGATCTGAGTCCCAGCAAAACTGGCTGCATCGATCGCCACACTGGGCGGTCCGGGGACGAGAGAGAAAGTGCCGCTGGACATTACTGTTGCCCAGCGTCACTGAGTTTCGGGGCAGTCTCGTGCTGGGCGATCTTGGCACCCATAATCCCGGCCTCGAACCGCTGCCAGAAAAACGCGGTCTTGGTTACATCGCGCCGCCTGGTGTTGGCTGCCATGGCCATGGCGCATACGCCATCTACCAGCGCACTGCGGTAATGGTCTGGCACCACGACCGGCGAGGCCAGGATAGTGCAAGTGGGCAGCGTCCCACACAAAGCAGTGATGGCGCCGCCCCCCGTATTGGGTGGGAAAACGTGAAAGATCACCGGGCTACGTTCGTCTGTCGTGACGTCCGACACGTCGACCGTGGCCGGATTAGAGCGCCAGGTCGGAAAGCGCCGATTCAGCAACGTCATGCCGCCCTTGGTGACTGCGTTGCCACTGACTGTGTTGAAGTACGGCTCCAAAATCTGGACCACACCAGCAGGCAAACCCTGCACACTGCCGGGTACCAACGCGAGGCTAAGGACAGCAGGTGCGATGTCACGCTTCAGCGTGACTGCGGCGGCCAGAGCTTCATTAAGCCAGCGCAGCAGCGATGCATCGGTCCAGGTCTGTGGACCAGATCCGTTGTCCAGCAGTACGTCACGAGCCGACAATAGGACGTCGCTCGCTAGAACGACAGCCATGACCTACGCTTCCGCCTCCTCTATCGCACCGATCCCATGCGCAGTCGGCAGCGGCGTGAGCGAGGCGATCTTCGCATCCTTCACAGCCAGCCGCGCTTCCTCCAGCGACGTCTTCGGAATTAGCTTGATGCCGAACTCCTCCCACGCATACTGAATCAGATCCGTACGAGACATCTTGTCGACGTCCAGCAGACCCATTTCGATCGCAAGCTGATTCGGGGAGGTGGGCGAGATCCGCGCAAGCCCCTGCAGATACGCCATGCGCTCCGGCAACGTCGCATCGATCTTGCCGTGGTACGGCCGCAGCCTGCCCATGCTGGCCTCGATCGCAACGTTATTGCCCATGCACACGTAGCCGTCATCCCTGATGCAGGGGAAGGTCGGCTCAACTTCGAATTTCTTCTGGTCTGGCATCGGATGCTCCCATCAAAACTGGGCCCGACCGGGTGATAAGGCCGGTCGGGTTGTCTCCCAGTGGCACCGCCGAACTCAGTTGCCCGTAAGGGTATGGCCAGGAACGCCCGAGGTTGAACGATGCTTCGGGCCTTCGCCCTCGGCCCCCGCCATCTTCTTGCCACCTTCTTCCGAATCGATATAGTGCTGCTCCGGGCCCAGTGGCTCATGCTTGAAGTTCATCTTCGCCTTGCCGCTGGCGTGACTGACCTCATGCTTAATCGTCTCCGGCGGATACTTGCACTCGCCGGGATGACCCTCCCCCTTGTAGATCGAGGGAACACCACCACCGCCGCCACCTTTGCGTACATTCGACATTCAAGACTCCTTATGGGTGCGCGTACGACGTGCCCAGGTAGGTCGCACCGATGACCTGGAACCCAAACACCATCAGCCCCCGAATCAGGTAACCGAAGTCGGCCGGGTTATCGATCATCTGCGCTTCCACGATTTGCGCGGCGAACGCCAGTCCCGCCGAGTGCCCAAACATGATCGACCAGGACGTGGTCCCGGACGTGTTCTTGGCAATGTTTCGAGACTGGTAGATGTTGAATCGATCAACCACCCCGACCTTCCCATTGCGCAGAATCGAAACACCATCGCCCGCCAGGCTGGCGATCCGCAGATCAGACCGCTTGATAAGGTTGATGTACCACGGGGGAGCTACCAACCAACGGCCTTCGTCCGAGACGTTGTTTTCGTCCAGGGCTTGACCCATGAAGGTGATGTGGTCCACCACCTGATCGACGTTGGTTGTCGTGGTGCCGGTCGGAATGATCTGCAGGGGCGTGGCGAGCGACCCTAACGGGATGTTGGCCGAGTCCTGGCCCGCGGCAGTGCCGGTATTGCTAGCATCAACCTGAGTCGGGATTGTGGTCAGCACCGTCGCATCGGCCGAGATCCGCAGTTGGATCGATCCGTCATTGGCGAAAATGTCGGATAGATCGACGTCGGATTGCCGAATGTCAACGATGTTCAGGCCAACGTTGAAGCTGAGCGCCTGATTGATGTTCAGCGTGACCGAGTTGCGACTCGGATACTGCGGCGTCAGACCCGCACCGATGACATACGTCGATACCGTGATGTCCGGTACCGTGCGAATGACCACCTGTGCCCCGAATCCGCTAATGTCCCCTTCGTAATCGGTCGTTGCAATTTCCCCGAAAACGGTAGTGCGGTAGAACTTTTCTACCAACTTGCCGCTATAAACAACGGGGTTGAAGTTAACTGTGCCGGTGGGATCGTATTGTGGGTACCCACCAGTTCGCGCCGGACCTCCAGCCATGTGGCCTCCTGGTCAGAGCGCAGAGGTTGAGGGGACGCTATCCGCGGCCGGCACTCTTCATCTGCGCAGCAACCCGCGCATCGAACAGGTCTGCCTCCTCCTTACTCATCTTGCCGATTGCCTTGCGCTTGTACCCTTCCTTGATCTCCATCGCCGTCAGGACCTTGCCGTCACTCCCTGGTGCGGGGTTGGGCGGATTGTCCCCACCCGTACCGTTCAATGTCGTCGGCGTCTCGGGTGGTGAGGGCGGCAGAGCTGCCGGTGCCAGCGACACTACGAATGCCTGCAGCATCTTGACGATGCCATCGGCGTTGTAGTCCGCCTTATGGATGTTGATGAGCTTCTGGCGTTGCAACCCAGAGGCATCATCGATACCCGATAACCACGCAAGCCAGCGTTGGTCTTTGTCGGTGACTTGCCACGTGGGAAAGCCGTCGTCCAGACCCTGGACAAACTTGCGGTGTCGCTCGATCTCCGATTCCTCGGCCCTTTGATTCTGCTTGTCCAACAGCGGTTTGACCGCTGCATCGATGCGCTCCTGTATCACCGCGTCAGCGGCTTGTAGGGACGCACGCAGAATGGCCGTGGCGCGCTCCTCCCCGATGGAGTCTATTTCCTCCTCGGTGAAGTGCTTTTTCAGATCGATGACGGGGGCGGTGGCTGGATGGGATTTGGCCAGCTCGGTGTTCTTTTCGCGCAGCTTGGCAAGGTCGGACTCCAGAGCTTGGATACGCGCCGAGGTACGTTTGTTGTCCTCGCGGCGCCATCCCTCGACACTCTGGCAACGTGCGAACCAGTAGTCTCGGGAAGCATCTCGTTCTGAATCCGGGGCATTGAGAAGCTGCTCGACAGTGAACGCCGCAGGTACAGCGGCTACCGGAGGTTTTTCCGGAGGCTTCGTTTCGGGAGGAGACTCGGCGGCTTTCAGCAGGTCTCGCGCGTTCTGGCCCGCGCGGGTAACCTGGTGAGGGAGCCGCACATTACCTTCGAGGCTCGGGTTCTCGTTCACGGGGTTCCTCGATAGCCGATCCCTCGGTCAAAGGAATTGGGGCTGAATCTTGGAGAGGACGGCTTCATGCCGGCGCGTCCTGAAACCGGGCCTGGGGGCGACGAACCGGTCCCAGGCTCTGCAGCTTGTTTCTCGCACCCTCGGTCGTGGCAGCGAAGTCGACCAACCACGCTGAGACTCCTTGGTAGCGATAGACGTCCGGGGCATCCACGGCCCGGAGCTTCTCGTCGGTGGACGCAAGCTCCCTGCTGAAAATCGATCTCAGAGGCGCAAATTCCGGGCTCGCGGCGAAGCGCGAGAGAAATTGCAGGTCCTCCGGGGTCAACCGCGTCAGCAAGGCACCTCCGATGGGCAGGCATCGTACAGCCGTTGTCTAGGGCAAGCAAGCTTTAGCTGGCATCGTCTTCGTCAGGAAACTCAATAGAATCATCACTGTCCCTCAGAAGCATGCGGATCGCCGTGTGTATGGCGATCAGGTTTTGTTCACGTCGACGGATCTCCGCGCGAGCTGCCTCGGCGTCGTGATGCTTGGAAACTTCGTGCTTGCGGATGGTCTGCTGCAGATCGTCCTCAAGGCGCTCCACCCGGGCCAGAAGACGTCGTAGGGCTGCATTGCTACCCCACTGGGCTGTGCGTCGCTGCTTGCCATCTGCGACGGCCTTGAGACGATTGCGACGCCGATCGAGCACCAACTGCCGGTGCAGTGCCGCGGCATGAGCCTTTTCAAGCCGATCGAGCAGGTCACGGACTGCGACAAGCTGGTCGGCCACCTGTTTGCGCTGGCCAGCCAGGTACTTGCGCCGCTCGGCCGAGAAGGCCGGCGCCGGCCTTTCCAACTTTCTCGTATCTGAGATACGCGAAGGTGATGTTTCACGTGGAACATCGCGAAGTGCCGGCTCCGCGGGTGCAGCAACTTCGCCGATTCCTGTGGCTTTTTCGCCAAAATCGATGGCGCGAATGAGCTTTTGCAGCAAAGCGCTGGGTTTGGCGGCCTGTTTTTGGGGCTTACTGGCCTCCAGAGGCTGTTTGGGCTCAGTTACGCCCCACTTGAACCTGACATTGCGGCGGCTTGGCCGCAAAAGCGTGGGGTCGAGCACCGCTGGCGGTGCCGGGGGCGGAATGAAATCGGGTGGCGCTTGGTGATCTTCGAAACCGTACGGCTCCTCCTCGTCCTCCGGAAGGTCATCGCCAAGAGTCGGGTAGAACTGGTCCTGGGTGAACTGCTGCTCGGCCGGCGCCGGCACCGCACCGAAGCCGTGGTCCTCGTCTTCCGGCTCCTCGCCGTCCGGGAAGGTCGCCTGAATATCCAGGCTGATCTCGTTGTCAGCGGCGCGCGGGTCGTCCGTGAATCCGTAGGGCTCCTCCTCTGGCTCCTCGGCCTCGGCCGGGTAATCGGCTCCGACCTGCTCGGCCTCTGGCTGAAAATCCTCCTCGATGTGGGTGAACTGGAACGCGAATGGCTCGTCTTCCGGCTCCTCGCTGTCCGGAAAGACCGGGACGATGAGGTCGATGTCGTCACCCGGCGGCTGCGCGAACCCATGGTCCTCGTCTTCCGGTTCGTCAGCCTGATCGGGGTACAGCGCCCAAATTTGATCTGGCGCAAAGTCGGCCGGTACCTGGTGGTCTTCGAAACCGAAGTCCTCGTCGGGCTCTGGGTCGACCTCATCCGGCCAGAGGCACACCACCAGGTCGACCTCCAGGCCGGCAATGGCCTGGAAGCCGTAATCCTCATCGTCGGGGGGATCCTCGGTCTGGTCCGTGCACCAGCCGCGGGTATCGAATGAAACTTCGTTGTCGGGCGGGGTCTGCCAGTCGACGAAGGTGAAATCCTCGTCCTCGGGCTCCTCGGGCTGGTCCTGCCAGTCGGCCCCTACCTGCTCCGATTCCGGTTGAAAATCATCGTCTTGCTGCGTGAACGCGAAGCCGAAGTCCTCGTCTTCCTCGGTTTCGACGGTGTCTGGGTAGTAAATCGTGACCTGGTCAACCTCCAGGCCCACCTGGTAGTCGACATGGCCATAGGCTTCATCGTCGGGCGGCTCGTCGGTGTCGTCCGGAAAGACGTTGACGATGAGGTCGACCTCGGTGCCAACCGGCGTAACGGCGGCGGCGAAGTCCTCATCGTCAAGATCCTCGGCGTCCGGAAGCGCGACCGCGCCCTGCTGGTCGTCATCCTGAAGGCAGAACTCGAACCCGAACGGCTCGTCCTCGGACTCCTCGGGGTCCGCCAGCAATACGATCGACTGCTGATCGGTGACCACCACCACATCGGGCGGAAGCTGGTGGTCCTCAAAGCTAAGATCTTCATCCTCTGGCTCGTCCGCCTGATCCGGCAAATTGAGCGAATAGGTCGCAACCGGCGGAGTGAACTGGTCCTCGGGAGGCGAGTAAACAAAACCGAAGTCCTCGTCGTCTGGTTCCTCATCGTTGTCGACAACGTAGGCTGCCTCGATCTGATTGACCGTGGCATTGATAACGTCGAATTGGGAGTTATCGTCGAACCCGAATGCCTCGTCGTCTGGCTCATCGTCCAAATCCGGGAAAACACAGACGATCAGGTCAACTTCAGGCCCGGCCAAGCCAAGCTGGAAGCCATAGTCCTCGCCATCAGGGGGATCCGCGGTTTGATCTGTGATCCAACCGCGGGTGTCAAAAGAGACTTCGTTGTCTGGCGGAAGCTGGTGATCTTCGAACCCGAAGTCCTCATCGGGTTCGCCGTCCGCATCGTCAAGGTAGACGATCGCACCTTGCTGCTGGTCATCGTCTTGCTGGACAAACTCAAAGCCGAATGGTTCGTCCTCGGCTTCTTCAGGATCGGGGAACGCATCCTGAATATCGAACGAAACGTCATTGTCGGGAGGCGGCGGCCCGGTTGAGTTGTAGTCCGGGTAGACCTCCTCGTAATCGTCGATCGCCTCAAGCTCTGGCTGGTCGATGTACGCTATCCCGGTTACCACCACGACCTCTGGACCAACCACGATGGTCTGTCCATTGAAGTCGTACGGAGAGTCGTCGGTCAAATCATCAAGATCGGCGTCGTCCTGGTAATAGAAGGTGACCTGGTCAACTTCGTTGCCGCAGAAGAAGCCGTACGCGCCAAAAGCCTCATCATCCTCATCAGTAGGCTCGTCCGGGTAAATGCAATAAATCTGGTCCGTGATAACGAGCGGGGGAGCAGCATTGCCCAACGGCCGAAGATGCAATCGGGCATTGTGCGGGTGCCCGCGCAGAATAAGTGGAGGCCCGGCCGCAGGCGGCGTCGCCGCAACAGGTCCGTATCCGGCTGGTGCCAGTGCAATTACAAAATCGGCTATGCCCCTGGTGGCACCCGTATTAAACGTATCCTGCACACTGGCCGTGGCAATGTTATTTACGGTCAGGCAGACAAAATCGTTACCGCTCGCCGCGCTCCGAATGGTCCACACCCCGGTGGCGGTCCAAGTAGTCGTAGCGGTTGTTGTGGTTCCAACACCGAACGCAATACCGTCGCATCCGGTGATGGACGGATAAAGTGTCGTTAACGTGTGCACTGCTTGGTTGGGACCAAGCATTGATCCTGACGTGTCAACTGGCGTCAGTGAGCGGCCACTAAAACCAATAAACGCAACCGCAGATCCGGTGACATTGGTGAACGTCGCCGTGGCTGTCATGGTGGTTGTGACAGTCGGGTTGGTACAGATGAAGACTGCTATGTTGTCATCGGTGCTCAACTTCTTGCTGTAAAGCTGTTGATAAGCATTTCCGCTGCTGTCGGTTACGGATATGGCGGTAGTGGTATTAGAGTTATTGCCCAGGAGGGCGATCAACAGACAGTTGGCGCCGCCCGTCGCCATGTCAACGATGCCTGTTGTTACAGGCGAGGCTGATGCGAAGGCAGCAAATACCGAATTTACATACGCCATAGCTTACCCGGTGGCGTAAGTTGAGCGGTCTTTTAGTTCAGAGATTCAAGGAAATACTGGTGTAGTTGAATCGTATTGCCCGCTGTTGCATTGCTCCACGTAACCGCCAGGTCAACCGTGGCAGCGGTTGAGCTTGGGAAGCCGGTCCCAACCGCTGGCGCCGTATCCGGAATCAGATTATTTTCGGCGGTCAGCGAGACGACGTCCGAGATAAAGTTGCCGGTGTGCATGAAGTTGGCGAGAGTCCCGTCCCCGACAGCGCGCAGCGTGAGTACCCAATCCAGGGTCCAGGTCGTATTCGTCAAGTTGGCCAGCGATGTGAACACCTGCGAGCCGGCTACGATGACGGCCCCGATGAGGAACTGAAAAGAAATGTTGCCTTGAGTGGCGGCCGGCGTGCTGACCCTGCCGGCAGCCCTGAGCCGCAACATTTGTCCAGGATATGTAAAGAAGCCACCTGGCATCGCCCACTTGCCGGTAGCGGCGGTTGAGGTCAAAAGCGAGGTTTGCGCTGCGCTTGCTGCAACCGCCGTACCATCGCCAACCGCCCAAGCAATCGGACCTACATACGGAGAGAGCATGTTTGATCTCCTTGAGTTACATCACAAAGCAGAACTCACCATCAGGACCGGTCGGACCACCAGTTGGCGCCTTGATTGCGATCTCAATGACTTCGTAGGTATCCAATGAGCCATTTGTGGCGTCCGTCCAGGTAGCTATAACAGCGCCGGCTGTAGCCTGTGTTTTGTGCTCTACGTTAAAGCGACCACCAGCAGTATCGACTCCCGCTCCACTGGTTGAGTTAGTAAATCCGGTGCCTGGAACAAAGGTCGCGTGTCCTATGATGTCCCAGCAGAAGGAAAGCACAACTGAATTGTTGACACTCGTCGTAACTGATCCGGCCGTGATCTGATCAGTCAAAGTGCCAGGATCGATTCTCTCCAGTCCGGTCGGGGTCCCGTCAACAACTAAAGATGCTGGCGCTGATAGCTCGCAAACGTAGAGAATTAAATTATTTAAGGTGCCAGTGCTGGTGGTACCTGTAATCGTGTGACTGCCCGATGAAACATTTGGCAACGTGAACGCGTAGATATCAGATGTCGAAGCACCATCTGAAAAATGGACGTTTTGAGTAAATGCTCCGTTTACGCTGTCGGAGCACGAGTTGGTCAGGCCAATCTGCTCTACGACGAAGAAGGCAACGAGCGTTGAACCCGCTGCGACCCCAGTCAGCGTGACGGTGATCGTCGCTAAGTTGGTATTTGCGTTCCTGCCGTCCTGTAGGTACGCCATTTTTTTGGTCGAGCGCAACGGGGGCCGAAGGCCCCCGGTCCTTACCTCACGGCCAGCTTACAGTTCTTCGACGATCACGTGCCCAGCGATCGTCCCGGAGCCACTGATCGTCTTCCAGTTGAGCGACTGGTATCCGGCGGTCGCCTGCGAGGCAAAAAGCTCAAAGTTCGTCTTGGCCAGCCAACGGTACGTGCCGCCGTTGGCGTTAACCCCAAAGGCGATACCAGCCTGCGCGTTCACGGTCGGGATCGCCGTGGCATACGTGGTGCCGGACGTGAAGCCCGAGGCCGCAGTCGACAGCGGGTTGATCGGGAACGAGGGAATCGAGGTCAGGGCCCCGGTGCCCGCATTGCCAGGGGCGACCTGAAACTCGTTGGCCGCCGTAGCGGTCCCAAGTCCGGACGCGGAAATCTCGATAAAGCGGATCGCGCGCGTGGTAGCCGCGAGAAAACTCAGGGTGGTGACAGTCGCGGTGTCCGTCGCAACTGCGGCCCCGGCCCGGCGGTACGTGAAGACGGCCATTTTCAAGCTCCTTTAAGAAGGGTTTTCATCATCGGGCTGACCACATCGGCGTAGTCACCCTCATTCTCGAAGTCCCCAGGCAGATACGGGCAGTGCGCCCGGTCCAGTCCGAAGCCCGCAAGATCAATATCCGACAGCGGCTCGCCGTGCGTCAGGTGCGAGTTTTCGAACTCACCCGTGCGGCGCCGAAACAGTCGGTGCTGCCCCTCGGCATTGACCCCGAGGTCGTACATCGTTCCATCCGGCCGCTCCACACAGGCCACCATCTGGTAGCCGTTGGGCAGGATGCGCTCGATCGCCACCCAGTCGCCGTACGAAGCGCTGGGATACTGCGGAATCAGGATGTCGTTCACTTACCACCCCCGCTCGGTTTAGACGACTTGCCGGCCCCCGTGGTCGTGCCGGCACCCTTGGTAGTGCCCCCCTCTCCAGTGGTCGGAATGGCACTGACAATGCGACCCTGCTCGTCATGCTCGAAACGGATGCCCTTGGGCTGGCTGTCCATTTCTGCCTTCTTAAGGCCAATCCGAGCCCCCTCGACCGTCTTCTTGCTGTCGGCCTGGATGTTGGCCACATCGACCTTGTTCTGCCGATCCTTGTCGTTCTGATCGGCCTGCCACTGGACCTGCTGCGCCGCCGCCGCCTGCTGCTGCTGAAGCTGCTCGGCCTGCTGCTGACTCTGCTCGTCCTGCATCTTCTGCACATCCTTATCGTTCGGCACCACCGAGTCGTCCGCTCCATCCATCGAGCGCAACGCGTTCTGCAACAGCTTGGCGTAGCCAGTCAGACCCACGATCTGCATCGCCATCGGATTCTGTCCAATGACCGTGAGCGCTTGCATACGGCCCTGCCGTTGCGACTCCTTAACCAAAATGGCCGCAGCCCCGCGCGCCTCAATGTGCGAATCGCCCTTGACGGTTTGATCCTTCCCCCATAACATTTCGAACTCGTACGTCATCTGCAAAGTGGGCTCAATCACATTGACATCGATGTTCGAAATGCCACGGCGCATGCCCTTGGCCGCGTTGTTCATCAACATGGATAAGCCCGCGTACGTGTCCGCGGCACCACCGACCTGCTGATCGTTGCCGTAGGTGTAGCGGGGAATGCCTGTATCGTCGTCCGCCCTTAAATCGTATTTGTCGATGATTCCCTGTAATGCGACTGAGTTATTGTCGGCCTGGAAGAACCCAACCCCTGGATTAACACCTTGAGTAGGATCAGACTTTAACTGCCACACACGCCATGGAAAAACATCAACCGAAGACTCTCCATCTGCCAGCCTATCGGTGTGAACCCACACCATCGGGCCTGACGACATGCCCATATTGTCAGCAAGTGCTGAAGCTGCTGCATTGCACATCTTCTGACTGGTCTCGGCCAATTCAGGAACTCCATGCCCCCAGAAGGCTCCCGGTTTTGCTGAATAGCAAGCCTTCCAGAACGGACGGCGTCGCATGGGATCGGGATTAATACGGCACGAGATCACATAGGGGCCGATCAGTTGAGCCTCGACTTCATAGTCTTTGACAGGGTCCATGTTCTCGGACCCTTCTATGCCCCACGACATGATCTTCCAGCCGGGCACCGAACCCCAGTACCACAGGCAATCGATGATTCCCCAGGGGCTCAAAAACGTATACATCGTTTCGTTCTGGAGCCGCTGCCGTTCCGCTTCGGTCCACAGCCAAGCTTCAAGATGGCCGTTCGAATAAGCGCGCAGGCACTCGCGAATCATGTCCTCGCGGAAGCCCGGGATCCCAATCATGTCGAACAGTTCGTCGCGCCGATAACGGATGCGGACGATGAAATCGCCCTTCTGACAATCAGTCGCATACGGCGCTGGGAAGGCGTCGAATGGATCGATGCGGCGCCATACCATGTGCTTTTCGTTCTTGACCCCGAGCTTCCAACCTGGCAACCACTCCAGTGTGTGCCGGCGCTCCCAGATTGGTCCACACAATATGGCGGCCTTGAAGACACTAAAGTCTTCGATGAACTCATCCATCGCCTTGTAGTAACCGCCTGTCTGGAGCAACGTCTCGACACGGTCTTCCATGCGAGCGGCGCACTCCTTAGCCAGCTTCATAGCTCGCTTCAGGACGTCATCGTGCATCTGGTTGTGAATTTCCCAAGTCAGCTCGCGGTATTCCTCGCGACTCATCAGCATCCCGGCGCCCTGGCTCTGCTCCTGCATCGCCTGCGACGCCTTCTCGGTGGCCTGTTTGAGCAGCGCTTCCTTGAACTCCTTGGGCATTTCGGGTATGGCACTGGGGGTCAACTGCCAGGCTCGATCCCCGACCGGCAGCAAAATTTCCCGAACCCAGGCCGAACAGGCACGGGTTTTGGTCTCGGTGATGGGGATCCAAACAAAGTTGGCTCCGCCCTGCTGCTGCATCGTGGCAAGCTCGGCCTGTGAATACTGATTGTTCTTGGCCCGCAAACACTGCAACAGCTCTAGCTGAATCTTCTCCTTGAAAATCTTGTTGCGCTCCCAGCACACACGGATGTGGCCAGCTAAGATATTCTCGGTCTGAATCGTGGGATAAACGTTCTGCTCGGCCGGCGTCGTCTCCGGATCCATCGCCTTTTTGTAGACGACCAGAGGCGCGATCTGTAGACCGGTGGACTGCGAGCCAGAACCGGTGTAACTCAACTCTTATCCTTCAGTTCCGCTTCATCCAGCACCACACGCAGCGTTAACACCCCATCGGTGCGCGCAATCACCCGGATCAGCTTGCCAACCGGGATCACGCCCAGCTTGCGCAGCAGCGCCCCGCTGTACTTGACCCCCTCGATCGTCATCACATCGGCGCTCGCATCGTAGGAATAGGTCAGAGCCATGCGATCAAAAGGTCGCCCGGAGTGCCGCTGGCCGAAAAGGTCAACCCCGCGCTAAGCCGGATCGGCGGACCAAATACATAACCATTGGCCGCGGTGAACGCCGCTATCACATTGCCGGAGGCCGCCCCGTTGTCGTAGATCGTGATGACCCACGAGGTGCCTGGGTTGTTCACCGTAATACCGCCCAGAATGCCGACCGGGGGCACTCCTGCCCCCAGCGCTGCAATGATGACCTTGGTGGTGTTGGCCGTGATGTGGGTGTAGTTGAAGGCGTCCATTTAATGCACCTCCTGCGCGTCGGTGGTGTGGTTGTAGCGCTCTTTATCGACCCAGAGCCACACCGCGTCCTCCGGAACCTTCCACATCAACGCAATGTGCCGCACAAAATCACAAACCAGTAGCGACATGCTCTCGTAGGTCCCATCGCCATAGATGCGCGTGACCACATGCTCGTGATCGACCACGTCAATCTCAACCAGACGCTGAACACTTACCGACGCCGATTCCATACCAGCCCCAGGCGCGTGCGACTTGGCAAATGCGGCGCTTTAAGAGCGGCCTTGCGAATCACGACGTCCTCGAAAAAGGACAAGGACAGAGAGTCGGCCAGGTCGGGGGAGGGGTATCCCTCCGCCTCCAGATCCTTCTTCGACTGCATCTGAATCCGACTCTTGCCGTCGAACCCGTACTTCAGGGAACACAACTGGTTTTCCAGCTCTTGATCGTCCGGGATTTCTGCGGTTTGCATCCATTTGCGCATGCGGTCCCATAGTTCGGCACGAAGGTTGGTGTATGTGGTATCATCGGTCGCGGGAGCCGCGACGTTCACCTCAAGCAGAGGAAAGCCCTGCACGCGCTTTAAGGCATCGCAACACGAGGCGCCAATTCCAATGGCGTCCACGGCACAGCCCGTGATATCGCGATGGTTCTGCCACACCTCCAGCACGGCGCGGGAGGCTAGATCGGGTCCGTCCAATCCGCTGTACTTCCACTGCTTGATGAGTTTCTGGCCCTGTCGCAGAGTGATAACGCTTGAGTCATCGCCGAACCGGGCCGGATCAATCGACATGCGCTTGGGCATCTGCAGCCATAGGGTGCGGTCCATATCCCGGTGCCGGGCGGCCTGTACGGCATCAACAGAAATAAAATTGGAGATGCCTGCCCGGGGGGGAAGCCCTCGCACACGCACCCGTACGAAGTCGGAATCCTCACCATAGTCTTCGATCCATTGCTGCAAGAGCTTCTTGTTCGAAAAGCGCGACTGCCGCGCGTCCACCGTGCGACAGGTCCACTCCTTGGAGGAAAAGCAGTTGTAGAACTGGCCCGAGGTCTGAGTCGGCTGCCCCATCACCAGCCACAGAATCTGGGTGTTGGCGTCGGTCAAAGCCCCGCGGCTGACGCGCCAAATCTCATCGTCAATTTCGCTGGCCTCGTCGAAGATCAGCAGGATCCGGCGCCCCAAGTTGTGCAAGCCGGCAAAGGCCGAGGGCGCGTGCACAGACCAGGGGACGGCATCGATCCTCCAAATACGTGAAAGCGCCTGGCCAGACTTGTCCACACCCTTCGCAATAATGGATCGACCCTGGACCTCGAAAAGATGCTGGGTGAGCGACATGCCATGCCATTTGGCAATCTCCGACCAGGTCTTGGTGCGAAGCTGCGGCTCCGTCATCGCCGTGACCACACCCCGAGTCCGAGCCATCGTGGCCATGGCCCAATCGCACAACATGCCCACCAGAGCCGATTTGCCGGTGCCGTGACCGCTGCGAATGGCCTTCTGAATCAGGCACCCGTTCTCAGCTCCCGCCTGCAGGGCATTGCCAATCTCCCCTAGCGTGTCCGTCTGCCAGGTGTCGGGCCCAGGAAACTTGTGCAGCGGCGAGTTCTCCGCCCCCCACGGGTAGTTCCAAATCGCAAAACCGAGCGGATCGTCCTGAAACTCGGCCGCTTCCTCCAGAATCAGATCGACCGCGTTGTACCCAGGGGTGTTTTTGCGCAGTGCAGCCGGCAGCCCCTTGAAGGCGTGCGGGTTGCCGGCCTCATGCGCGATGCCCACGGCCCTACTTCAAGCCGCGCTGGAAAATCGACTTGCTCTTCTGTCCCGTCGTGGCAACCCGGCTCTGCTCACCTTGATCCGAAGGATGCTCGTGCAAGAACATCCCATTGGCATGGGCATGCGACTTGGACCCGGATTCGAGCGGCCAGCGATTTTCAACCGGACTCTGACCATTGTTGACCGGATCCAAACCCACCATGCCCGCCTTCATGTCGGCCGTCTTCTTATCGCGTACCTGGCAAAGACCAGGGTCCGAGCACATCTGCCCAGGCTTGATCGCCTGCGCTACCTGCTCGACTCGGTGCGAACCGGTTGCCCTGGCCCCAGTTAGACTCTGACCTTGCCCAGTGGCCAAGGTCCTGGCCTTGAGCTGATCCAGGATCCGGGTGCCGCCGCCTTGCTTGGAGTAATCCATCAGCTCTCCTTGACGTCAGGCGTGGGCGTGAACAGGTCCGTGAGAACCGGAGGATCAGCCGTCGACGACCTGGACGTCGTAGTGGCTTGCTCCGCAATCGTGATGAAGTCGCCCGTGGCTAACGGCAACGCCACATCCGAGCCCCCAGGGGCTAGCTCAACCACGTGGGACGGTTTACTGTCCCCAGCGACCGTCACCAGGATCGGTTGATCCGATTCGGCGTGAATCCGCACAATGGCTGCCATGCGGCTCAGAACTGGTTAATGGTGGCTTGGAAGGAATGCATGATGTCCCAATCGGTGGCCACCGCTACCTGCTGCGTGGCCCCGATGTAGAGCGTCCCAGAGGCATCCAGAACCGAGAAGGTCGGCACCGACCCGGCCGTGACAAAGCGCCACGAGTTCGAGGCGCCTAACCACAGAGCTGACACTGCCGTCATCACCGCCGAGACCCCGGTGGTTAGGGCCGAGGAGGCAACCACCGCAGGGGTCGTGAGCAAGGCCGCCGCCGACACCACGCCACGCAGAGTCTTAGCCCCGGCGCTGTTAAAGGCCGAGTGCACGCCGGTAAAACTGATGGCCCCGGTGGGCTGCACGGTGCCGCCCTGGCAGGCAAAGGCGATGGCGGGAAGCGCGGTGATGGCCGCCGTGTAGCCTGAGCCCGTGCCGGTGGCGATCGTCAAAGTGCCGGTGGGCGGAGTCAGGGGAGAGACCACCTGCACCTGCGCCACCGCCCCAGCGGCCCCGCTTTGGGAGGCCGCGATGAAAACCTGCGCTACCCCCGCATTGGCCGGCTGCGCCGTGTAAACGGTGCCCACCGTGGTGGAGGTCATCACACACCAATACACCCCAGCTACATTGTTCGGCGCCGCCAGGGCCGTGGAGGGCATGTTGACCCAGATGCCCGGACAGTTGTTGTTGGTCGGCCCGTAAATGGCGTCCAGAGCCGTGCCAAGGGTCAGGTTTCCGAGCGTGGCCGAGGCTAAGACAGTGCCCGAATTGCCCACCATGATCGGAATGTTGGTCGAGCAGTAGGCCGGGGTGTCGGTGCAGATGCTCGGGGATGAATCAATCGTGCCACTGGCTACGCCAGGGATCGTGGCTACGGGAGGTGCGATACCAGCCATGGGAATGCTCCTAAGAGCAGGTTCCCGTGGTTCCGGAAGGAGGGCCGAACGGAAGGGCCGTGCGGCGCGCTAGGCGCGTTGGACGGCTAGTGTATCCCCACTTTCTGGGGATTGTCTAGGTCAAGACCGAGGCTTGTCCAGCCTCTTGATGATTTCGCCGCTCAGAATGATGCCCAGGCAGGGCGCACAGACCCACTCGCCGCCCGAGATCGGAATGGCGGTGTCTTCGGTGAGCATGGTCTGGCACCAGTCACACTGGCGAGGGAACTTGTCACCGCGCAAGGCGAAGATGAAGCTCATGGGCGAACCGTACGGGATTCGAACCCGTGTTGCCGCCGTGAAAGGGCGGAATCCTGGGCCACTGGATGAACGGTTCAGCTCACCCGTCGCAACAACGTCTGCTGCACCGCCTGCGCAATGCGCCGCTCCACCGCCACCAACGCCTCCTCCTCAGCTTCCCCAAACCGAGTCATGCGATATTGCGTGGCCTGCGCCACCGCCTTGCAGGCGGGCCGCTTGCGACGTCGCTGCAAATACACCACATCCACCAGCATCGCCAGGAAATAGCAAAAAATCGCCACCCCCAGGAAGCTGACTACAAAGCCCCCGATCCAGGCAAAAATGGGTTCCAGATGTTTGGCGTCCATGCGGTAAGCCTACCGCCGGCACGCATACCTTAAACCCGTAAAAAGCGCCTCACTTCAGGTTATAACGACGGCTGTAGATTTGAGCCGCCTCACCTGCGGGTGGGCCATCGACCTTGGCCACCGTCCACCCATGGTACTGGCAGTAGGTGCGGATCTGAGCCTCGTCCCATTGCCGCAAGATCATCCAGTACAGAATCGGGGCCGAGCGCACCTTCGGGCTGATGCCAGCTACGAAATGCTTGGCCGTGATCTGCAGCATGAAAGGTGCAGCTACACCAGCGTTGAACATGATCCCCTATCGTGGCTTTCATCACGACCTGCCGACACTTCTTGCACAACAACCCATGCCAGTGCGCAGGCGTCATTTCGGAATCGAGTCGGGACCGCGCCAGGGGGGTCGCTGCCCTTGAATAATGGCCTCATCCAAGCGCTCCAGCAGCTCGTTGGAGGTCACATGGTGATAGTCGCTCGCATGCGCCAGCAGCTCGCATCGAATCTGCAACAACAGATCAAGCAACTCCTGCCGCATCATCAGAATCATTTGCCCTTGACCCGCACCACCACCATCGGCCCCAGACAGACCGTACAGATAGGCCCGTCCCTGGGCACCGCATACATTCGATACTCAACTATCGCCTTGCAAATCACACACTGACAAAGCACCCGCGCATGCTGCGGAATGTGCAGCCCATGCTTGGTCATTTCTTCTCAGGCGCCACCGGCAACTTCTGCACCTGCGGCATGTTCACCTGCTTGCGCAACTCCGGATACGGATCCAACCCTACCCGCAACCACGCCTGCCGATGCTTGGAAATTGAGTCCTGCAACCGCGGTCTGGTCCCGCGCGGGTGACTCATAGATAGTTGCCGTCCAGCGCCGAGCGCTGCTTCTGAACCTGCGCTTCCAGCAACGCAATCCTGGCCTTCTGCCCCGCAATCGTGGCCCGCTGCTGCATCAGCTCATCCTGCCACCGCTGCCACTCACACGAGCCAACCGGCGGACAAGGATTCAAGGTCGGAACATCGGGCGCCTGCAGATTCCCAAACGTGGCCACCGGCAGGGCGGCGGTCCTCGTCTGCCCAGAGACACTGGCTCCAAACAGCGCCCCCACCCCGCCCAGTAGCTTGAAAAATGATCGGCGCGTCGTCATTCATCCTCCTTCACCCTGAACCGGTACGCCATCCACCCCGCACCCAAATCGTTGTACGTGTTCATCGCAACCCTGAAACTGCGCTTGACCAAATACCAGTCATCTGGCTGCTTCGTCCCCCTCCACTGATACTGCGCCTGAATCTCACACAACGGCAAATTGCGCAACCGATGATCGATCGGTAAGGCATCAAGGGCAGTGGTCATGGGAAATCAACTTCAAGATGCTCGCCACTCCACCCCACCACCGCCAACGCCCGTTTACGCAACGCCTGCGCCCCCAGCTCCGAGTAGGCTAACCCAACCCCAAGCCAGTAATACCGATACCCGTACGAAACCACATGCATCGGCAGGTATGTCCACATCTAGCTTTCCTGATAAAACGATTCAAGTTTACTCAACACATCCTGCAAAGACATATGCGTCGCGCGTGAACGCCCTATCGCCTTGAACGCTTCCTCCAAAGCCGCCTTGTACCGCTGCACCACCATCACATCACCCTTGAGCACCACCTGCGGTATCGGCCGCCTCAACAACTCACAAATCGTCGTGACCGTCTTGGCCCGCTCCTCACTCACCCACCCTCCAGTAAAGTTCGAGCGATTAGCTGGCATTGCGACAGAGGCGCGTAAACCCGGTTCCAAGTTGCGTGGCACGGCTCTACCGCCGCGGGGAACCTCTCACCACATGGGTCGATCCGGCTTGTATCCAACCTTACGTCCTCACGCTCGAATCCCGTGCGGGCAGGCCCTTGCCCTTTAAGTGTGCCGGACGCCTTCAGCCGCAGCTTCCAGCCGTTTGCACCTCACCCGCAAAGTCCATACTACAGGACTAAAACGTGAGTGTGCAATCGCCTCCAAACCCCTACGTGCGAGTCGTGATCCTCCCACTCCTGCCGCTGCTTATGCATCAGAGCCCAAAATTGCCCCGCTACCGCCGCCGCCTCTGCCATCGCAATCGAGTGCGCTAACGCCCGCCCCCGCGGCTCAAACCGGCACCCATCGCACCCACCTTCTCCAAATACGCCTTCTGCCGCTCCACCTCCCACACACTGAGGATCTTGCGCCCGTCCGAGTGGTCCCCCATCCGCCCCCTGCACGTCCATGGCCTCCAAACCTCCCCTGCCTTGTAAGGAATCACACTCAGACAACGTGGACAATCCCACCACCGCCGGTCCAACCACCCCAAAAATACAGTAATCAGCTTCATATCCCGACTACCCTACTCGGTTTTTAAACCCCCAATTCAGTAATGTTTGTAACCACTAACCACCCATTTTCGGGCTTATGGTGCGACGCGGTAGAAATTGGACCTTGCTTTGCAGCAAAAAGGCCAAAAGTCAAGGTTGCTGGACCGGCTGAAAAAGTCCTAACCTCTGGACCTGCCCCTAATATATAACCAAAATCCTGAAATTCGAGACAAAAGTTGGGGGGATGAGCTGATATTGACGGGTAGAGGGCCTCTCAGCCCTGGGATTTGGGTCCTGGGCCAGAGGGAGGATTAGGATTCGGCTGGAGCCTAGCCTAGGGGATGGTCAGGGGTGGTCAGGCAAGGGGAGCGCAGGCCGCTTGTCCAACCTTTGTCTAGCTTTGCTAACTCATTGATTCTAATGGGTGCTACGTAGTATGTGCAGTTATGTGAACCGTGCGGTACTGCTCGGCTGTCTAGGCTTTGTCAAGTCTGTTACCTGATCGGTTCTTTCAAGATGTATGCAATGCGATAAGCGCGAACGAAATTAGGGCCAACGAACTAGAATCGCTCAGGTTCGATTTTTCGATGTCGTTGGCTATCTGCACGTCAGCTTAATTAGGGTCACGTTCCTGCGTTCGATTTAATGGCGTTTGCGGGCATTTTTGAGCTAGGTCCAACGGTTCAAATCATCGTCCTGCGCTTTCGTCGCCCATTTTTGCAGGTTTTCCCTTCGAACCCATGTCCGCCATGTGGCGAGCCAGTCTTTCCGTACGGTGCCAATCGATAGCGCCCAGTCGCGGAATTGCTCGCTCAGTCGTCGCACGTCCTCTGCGCTCACTGCGACCGAACGGCCCGCAGCGTGCGCAATCGTCCAGTCCGTCCAACCGGGCGGAATTGTCCAACCATCTGGGAGGCGGGTTCCGCGACCAGCGGAACGCGCATCTTTTTTCTCTTTCTTTTCCCCAACCCCTCCCGCTAACTGACCGCTAACTTTTGGCTGTTCAGCGAACAGATCCGCCATTTCCTCATGTTTGTTAGCGCTAACTGACATTGGGTTAGCACTAGGTTGTCGCAAGGTTGCGCTAACCATGTCATTTGTCAATGGTTTGCCTTGGACGAATGGCTTAGCAAGGACTCTGATTCTGCCTGTGGGTGCGTTGGGTTTACACCAAGGGCTTGGTGGTATGCCGGCCCTAGTTGTGTAGCTTCGTGCGCTGCGGAATCTGGGGATGAAAAGGAAGGTTCTTTCCTCGGCCTCGTAACGGCGGACTAGGTCGCAGTCGGCTAAAGCCGTGATAGCGGCGAGGAATGCGAGGGGGGTTTTGATCTGGGTGAAGGTTGATACCCAACGGGTCATTGACTCAGTGTCGCATTCGAGGCAACCGAAATCGTTAGCTCGCCAGAGTAGGGCGATGAACAGGAGTCGGTGCGAGTCGTCGTGTAGTCCGACGAAGCGGTTCGACTCGGACAAGGACCATCTGAGCAGTCTATCGTAAGTCATTGATTTTCCTCGCCTTTAAAAATAGCGTGTACGGCTAGCGCGCTCGCGGTATTCGCGCAAGTCGTTGATTTTTAACGTCGTAACGCGAATGCGGGATATTGACAAGCTTCCTAAGCGCCCAAAGTACGGATAGCCGTAGCGGTCGCTGCGGCGCAAACCGTTGATTTGAAAGCGAAAAAATGGACAACATGACGACCAAGATGACCGGGACCATCCTGACAATTACGATCGACCTTTCCAAGAAGGGGTCTTTGTCCCAGTCTCGCAAGTCTTTCCTTGTGGCTACCACTCACGGGGCCATGCAAGTCGGCACTCCTGCCATGCCGTGTTCCCTGAATCTGAATGCGTACGTTCCCGATCCGGCCTATGTCCCGACGCCAGAGGAAGTGGCTCTGAAGGCCGCACAGAAAGCGATGCGGCGCGGGTGATCGGCAGGGGGGGGGCTGAGGTCCGCCCCCCTTTTTTTTACCCTTTCCCTTTGGAGATACGGACATGGATCAGACGACGGCCGAGCAGGTAGTTACGGACATGAGCATCTACACAGACAACGGGCACGCCAACCGCGTGGCCTATTTGAAGTCCCTGGCAGTCGAGTATGGCGTCCCGTACAAGAACGTAATCCTGGCAGCGTCCCTGCTCGGGCCGATAGAGGACTTTGACGGGCTTGTGACCACCATCCAGGACCATGCGGACTACTGGCGCCAGGAGCAGGCAGCCAGCCAGCGTGAACAGACCCCTGACAGCCGCTCGGAGCTTCCCGAGGGCACTCACTATTTCGGGGACTGACCATGACCACCACTCAGAAGCAGACCCCTGGCAGCCGTATGCAAGAGACGCTGGCGCTGAAAGCTGCCACCGATAAATGGCTGGCCCGATGCACGGGCTTGACCACCCCAAAGGTCCTGATCCCGGTAAAGATCCCTGGGAGCCGCAAATGACTCGCAAAGCACGCGCCGTCCGCACGCAAGATGTGGCCCCGTACGCGGCTAAAGCGCTCTCAGACGATGACATCACGATCGCCGCTGCTCTGGCCATTCTCCAGCGTCGCGTCGCCTCTGGGCCGGTTCTGGCCAGTCCGGGAGCCGTTCGCGACTACCTGGCCGTCCGCTTTGCCAACCTGGAACATGAGGTGTTCACGATCCTGTATGTGAGCGCTGACAATCACTTGATCGAGGTCGAGGAGCTGTTTCGAGGGACATTGACGCAGACCTCGGTGTATCCGCGCGAGGTCGTCAAGGGTGCGTTAGCACGCAATGCCGCTGGCGTGATCCTGACCCATAACCATCCCTCTGGCAACCCGGAGGTCAGCCATGCCGACCAGTCTCTGACCCGAGAACTGAAAGCCGCCTTGAAGATGGTCGATGTGCATGTGCTCGATCACATCGTTACCGCAGGCGGCACCTCCACTTCGTTTGCTGAGAAGGGACTGCTATGAGGAAGCTCAAGCTCAGCGACATTCTGTGGCGAGCAGCCAATGTGCACCTGGTGCCAAAGGGCATTGAGCCCGATTGGGTGCCTTTGGTTGAGCTTGGCGTGGACTGCTCATCGATGGATCAATTCGCTGAGTTCAAGCAGGGTGAGACGCGCCAGGGCGCACGGTATCTGTGGCTGGACTTTGCACGGTTGGTGGCCGAATCGGAGGGGGTATGAATCTGCCTGATGGCGATGACCTGTTTCTTTGGATAGCCGGCACTTGTGCATCTTTTCTCATGGTAATGGGCACGGTGCTGGCAGCGTGGGCCACCTACAAGGCTTTCACCCTTGGATGGTGCCACTGATGGTCAATATCACCCCTGATCCGGATGGCGAGGACTGGGAGTACCGGGAGGAGGAGCTATGACGCTCAACCAGATATGGCACGCATTGGGCTGGCCGGAGGTCGTTCAACTGTGTCATCCCCCGTACGTGTATTTGGTCTATGCGTGTGGGGTTGCATGGGCTGTGGGATCCGTGCTGCTGCTGATTGACATTGTGCTCGACATTTTGAAGGAAAGGCGATGAGCTGGGACCTATTCAAGTTCCTTTGCTTCATCGCCTTCTTTGATATCTCCATGGTCATTGTGTTCGGGATGCACGTTCAGCCGTTGCTGATTGCCAATTTGTTGGGCGTGGGCCTCACGTATGCACAACGTCGATACAAGGGGCTGCCGTGATGGAACACCTGACATGGCCCGATGCGGTTGCAATCATTGCAGTCGTAGCGGGACTGGTGGCCTTCTTTTGGGTGCTGACGCGATGACCAGTTTCAGTCTGTGCTTGGGAGGGCACAGGCGGGCACTGGCTGGGCCCGGCAGGCAGTCGGCCGACTGGTTGCTAACCGTTAACCGTTGGGAAAGGATGATGCGAGCCACATCAGACAAAGTGCGGGCGCGGCTTGCCCGATTGGCCAACCGTCACTTGCCACTGCAAGAAGGCAAGGAGGGTGGGTTTATCAGCATGGAATTGCTCCAAGGCATTGCCATCGGGCTGGTCAGTGAGTATCTGGGGATCGCGTTGCGCTACGGGATCCTTTGGATACTGGCCCTTTTCATGAGCTGAGCCATGGACGCCTTGACCCATGGATTTGGATTGGCTGGGGTCGCCCTGACTGTCAATCGAGCGGCAGTCGGGGTCTTTTTTGCCTTCAGTGGGTACCACAAGGTTTTCAATCGTGCGCGCCACGAAGCCCTGGTGAGTACCTTGAACAAGGATGGCGTGCCCCTTGTACGGATCAATCAGTGGTTTGTGCCCATCGTGGAACTGACGGCCGGCTCAGCCGTGGCGATGGGGTTGTATGCCCCGATGTGCGCGTTCTTTCTGGTTGCCATTTGCATGGTGGCCACGTGCTTGGATGGAGTGGAGCGGATCAAAGACTGGGCGCCGATTGACTGGGCGGACTGGTGTGATGATCTGCTGTATTTGCCAGAGGTGTTGTTGGGTGTGATGTTGGTGGTGGTAATTGGAGCTGGCCCGGGCGGGCTGGCATTGACTTAAATCGTTTGAAAGAGGGAATCAAAATGAGAGTTAAGGACGCACACGGATGCAAGAAGTTCATCCTTCAGAGTGAAATTCCAGTGATCCACAACATCGACTCAGCCATCCTGGCTGCAATTGAGCCCGATCGCGAAAACTTCAGTATGAAGCACTGGCATTCCACCGTGGACAGGGATGGTTACCATTACAGCGATTCATGCGGTACGGCTCATTGTCGGGCTGGCTGGGCCATTGTCCTGGCCGGAGAGGCGGGCAGGGCTCTTGAGGGAAAGGTGGGTTCACAGACGGCGGGCACCTTGATCTACCGGAAATCCAGATGCTGGATGCCGGCTCCAGAATTCATTCACGACACCGACAGTCAGGCATTGACAGACATGCGTGCCTGTGCGGCCCATGAGCAAGAGTACGACGAGGCGGCCCAAGAAGACAAGCAGCGCACCAAGCAGCGCACCAAGGAGCGCAATCGCATGGCGCGCAATCTGGCGCGGCGGCAATTGCGAGCCAAGGCCAAGGAGCTGGCCAAGGAGGCATTGCAGACCGCCGCTCGGGATCTTGAGCTGGTGGTCTGAGCAAGACTGGGCTGAACCTCAAACCGGAGAGTGAGCATGATCTACGATGATGACATCCCGTTCGTTCCCAACATCGACTCCAAGATTCTGGCTGCCATTGAGGCCGATCCCAAAGCGTTTGACATGGATTACTGGCATAGCTGGGTTGACAGCCGCGGCGAGTCCCACTACGTCCATAGCGTAAGCAGTTTAGTCCCCGAAAGAAGCTGCGGCACCGCTCACTGTCGCGCCGGCTGGGCCATCGTGCTGGCCGGACCAGAGGGTATGTTACTGGAGCAGCGATTGGGCCCGGACGAAGCGGGTCGGTTGATCTACGAGAAGTCCAGACCGGGGATGGAGGCGCCAGACTTTCATGCCCGGCAGGACGATGCGCTGGAGGACATCCGGCAGTGCGCTGCACTGGAGACCCCTATGGTGGAAGCATCACCCCTGGACTTGATTCTCGGTCTTGGCTGACACACAACAGGCTATCGCTAAAACCGGAGACGAGCTATGGCATTGCATATTATGGATCGGGACGGCAAGGAGCAGTTTGAGCTGAGGTACGGCAAGCCCGCCACTGACGCGCACGTCAAAGACGTGACATACAACGCGCGGTACACCGTAGCCGATGGCGTGGAGCTGGATCAGTGCAATCGCATCCTGGGGCGCCCGCCATCCAAAGGGGAACACCGTTTCACCCAGCTTGACACGCAAGAGATCGTCCTGAACTGGCGCTAACCGAGAAGGGGCCTTGGCTGGCCCCGACTCAAACCGGAGATTTGGAAATGACCAAGAGTGCAGGCAGTATCGACATGGATCAATACGAGCGAGCGCAGCAAAAGCGCCTGGTCCGGGAGCGGCGTGGTAATGAGCGCCGCAAGGACAAGCTGCAGGACATTGGGTTTGCGGCCAGCCTGATCGAAGGCGATGTGATTCAGCCGGCTCAGGAAGGAGGGGACCATGGCTATCACGAATAGTGAGAGCTGGACCTTCATCGACTACACCGAGTGGACGGATACGGTGCTGCGGATGTACCCGTGTGCCGCCATCGTGGATGTGGGCGACGGCCGAGTCCATGCGCTGGTGAGCCATCCGGGTGTGATGGGGCAGGTGAGCACCGTGGTGGGCATGCACCGCAAGGATGGCAGCGGCTATGTGGTCGAGGACGATACCCTCCCATTGGGGTGCGACTCATGAGCCGGCTGATCTTTGCCAGTCGGCGCCGCTTGATTGTGCGGCCCTTGCAACGGCAGTACAGCGGGCGCCAGATTGTGGGGATTGTGATGCTGGCGCAGTTGGTTGGGGTGGGGCTGTTCATTCTGGCCATGTTTTACCTCTTTGGAGACGCTGATGTCCCGAACGATGTTCGACCGAGCCAAAGTGAGCCGACTCAGGACTGCGTACCAGCAAGCCCGGGACCAGAATCAGCCATCGTTCGTCTTCGATGGGACCGTGCTGATTACGGAATATGCCCGGTACCTGCTTGAAATCCTGCTTGAAATTGAGGCCGCCTATGGCGATGCCAGTTTGGATGAGGATTGAGCCATGAGACGACGCATTGATCCACCAGAGGAGAGTGTTCTGGTCAAGATTGATAAGGCAATTCCGCTTCCAAGAAGGAGGATGAGGGTTAGGACCACAAAGTACCCGCTCGCCCAACTGGAAGTAGGCGAGAGCTTTTTTATGGAGGGGGCCACCTACAACCAGGCAACCGGGATCGTTCAATCTTACTACCGGACACACGGGCAGGAGGGCGGAGAGGGGCGAACCTTTACGATTCGCAAGCTTGAGGGTGGTTTCAGGATCTGGAGGGTGAGGTGATGAATTGGCATTGCACCAACTACCGGGATATTCGCGCGTTTCGCTTTCAGTGGCGCAGGACTTTCATCCAGTGGACACTGTTCCACCGAAGTTGTGCGATTACTTGGTATTAATGACCCCCACGGATGGGACAGCCCCATCCGCGGGTGCCATGGCGGCATTCGACAACCGAGAAAGGGCTTGATTATGACCGCAAGGGAAGGCGATGCCGTGATCGCCAGTGCAGTGGGCATTCTGGAGGCCCGGCTGAAGAAGGACGGTCCGTTGCTGGAGAACAAGGCGGACGCGATGCAGTATTGCACGCTCAAGTACGGGGAGCTGCCCTATGAGCAGATGTCGTGCCTGTTCCTGGACAGCGATCACCGCTTGATTTCGACCAAGGAAATGTTCCGGGGTACGCTGGAAACCACGGCCGTGTTCCCGCGCGAGGTCATGCGCGAGGCCATTGCAGCCAATGCGTGGGGCGTGGTGCTGTGCCACAACCACCCTGGCAGCGATGAGGCGTGGCCGCCAAAGCCTTCGGAGGAAGACCTGGTGATGACCAAGACCATGAGCAACGCGCTGCGGTACATCGATGTGAAGGTGCTGGATCACATCATCGTCAAGGGCGCCAAGGCAGCCTCAATGGGCGACTATCTCAAGAAAGAGAAGCAGGCCGGGAGTAAAGAGGCCATGGAGTCAGCCGGTGACGTTCACACCATCGAGGACGAGGACAGCATTACCAAGGTGGTGGGGGTCATGCCGCCGCACATTGTGCTGGCGCTCACTGGGATATTGCTGGGCCGCCTGGTGAAGATGGGCGAGAACCTGCCAACCAATCTGGACGACGAGGATCTGGCCATTGCCAAGGCGGTGATTGAAAAGGTGAAGGAGGCTCGGCAGATCATTGAGAAACGCGATCTGGCCAAGGATCTACCCAAAGACAAGGACGGCAAGGTCGATCCCAGTCAGATGAATTGATGCGAGCTTTAGCTGTCGGGTAGTCGCCTGGACCCATCCGGTCGTTGCAACATGGGCTCAGCAACCGACAGCTATCACGCGCACCAATGGCGGTACGCGGCAACCGTTGGAGATTTGGAATGGATGAGCAAGACCGGCAGTTGATTATCGAGAACGAACGCTTCGACGACGATGGGGCTCCTCCGATGCTGGATGAGCCCGATCCCGATGAGGCAGTTCGGACCGAGTAGGGCGCGAGGGTTAGCCGGGTCCAGCCGGCTACCCCGTGCGTCAATGGCGATGCACGGTAACCGTAAAGGGAACTAAAAAATGACAGCAGCAATGAGAAATGTAGCGGTGCTCGACAGCCCGAAGCATGCTCTGGCGTATGCCAGGATCTTTCGGGGAGCCGCGGAGACGATGACCGCGATCTGGACGGATGGGGATGCCCATGTGATCGGGACGACCCTTCTGCCGCCGCCCGAAGGGGACATCGACAGCACGGTGCAATTGATGGTCGATGCCGGCAAGAAGGTCGCAGCCGTCCGGGCGTTCTTAGTGCACAACGATCCGACCAACCGGCTGGATCTGGACGAAGGCTCGGACTATCGGGAATTCACGCAACAAGTGAGCGATGGACTGGACGCCGCTGGCATCCAGTTCGTGGATCACCTGATCGTGACTCCGAAGCAGTTGGTTTCCCTGCGGCAGGTTATCGATGCCGAGCGCGATGACAGCACCGACGGCGATCCTCTGGCGGCGCTTCTGTCGCAGATGAACGAAGCGGCCTAATCAGCCACTGAGCGAGGGTTTGCCCCTGTCCATATGAGGGGGCAACCCCGCGCACCATGGCGGTGTGCACAACCGGAGAATGGAAATGGCAAAGGAAGTGAAGAAACCGACAAGGAAGCACCTGACCGTCAATCGCAGCCTAGCGGCGCGTGTGCTCAAGGTGGTCGATGCGGGGCTCAGTCGTGGGATGGGAGAAGAAAGACCCGGCTATATGTGCATAGAAGCCGCGGTGTGCTATGCGATGGGCCTGCCGCACTCGGATGATCCCCCCTGTGTTGCGGAGTCAGTGCGGTACCTGAAAATTGCCCTGAACGATCACGATGCCTGGGAAACCCATGATGAGTATGGTAATGAGAACGATGCCCAGGCCAGGGCCGAGGGGCTACGTCGGATTGCCATTGCGCAGCTTGGCTCCAATACCCTGAGCGACCTCAAGTTCCTCAAGCGGCTGGTACCGGCGGCGCGAAAGTTTATCGGTAAGCACAAGGATCGGGCGGAGTACCTGGTAGCTTTTGAACGCAAATTGCAGGAGGTGGGCGACGACGAGACTCCTGCTGAGTTTGCCGGCGACCTCCTCGATGCTTTCATGGTGATCTTTAACTATGCCAATCGCAAGGAAATCATCGCCCTTGCCAATGCGGTGGCCAAGATCCTGGTGCAGATGGGGTCGCCAGGCGGGGAGTTCATGGATCTACTGGAGGGCTGAGTTATGGTGGGAGAAGACCGCCTTGAGACCGATGAATGGGGCCTGGATGAGCTGGTCGTCTCTGGGTGCGATGTGCACATTGAGCGGATGGACAAAAACTCCATTTGGGTCGGAGTCTCCAAGGGCGACAAACGTATCAGCATGTTCCTGACTGCCCCCGTTGGCACCGCCATTGAGGTAGCCGATGGGGATGGCACCTTTGACCAATGGAAGGAGAAGCCATGAAAGCCTACCTGAAACGATCGTGGCGCCTGATCCTGGCCTTTTTTGATCGTATCGATAAAGCACAGGTGGAGGGATTGAGTCATGACTGACCCATTGCGCGAACTGCTGCGGGAGGCGCTCGACATTCTCAAAGGTCGGACTTACGGGCATCTATGGGGCTTGTGGATACAGAAGGTTAATGTCGCCCTCGCGCAGCAGCCGGAGCCGGTAGTAGAACACGACGATGGCGCAGCATTCGCTTGCGGTGGAACAGAGAGATTTTGTCTCGCCTCTCCCTCCGCCGCCGCGCTGATCGCGCAGCAGCCGGAGCCAGTGACCCAAGTCCTACCGGGAGAGGGGGCGCCTTATATACCGCGCTATTCGCTTCCTGTCGGAACTAAGCTCTACCTCGCCCCTCCCGGCGCGCTGATCGCAGAGAACGAAGCCCGTATCGATTATCTAGAGCGCACGCACATCGAGCCTGAAGCTTGGAAAGCGTTCGAACATTCGTTGCAAATTGCACAAGAGCGCGCCGAAGCAGCCGGACGCGAGGTTGAGCGGCTACGCACGCGTATGTCTAGCGCGGGTGAGGAACTTGCTGACGCCTTGGAACGCATCGAAGCAGCCGAGGCGGAGATAGAGCACTGGCATCATTTGGCCGAATCTCATCGCGAAGCGCCCAACGACAAGCCAGTGCTATGGAAAGATCGCGCACTGGAAGCCGAGCGCGCGCTGGCACAGATCAAGGAGGAGAAGCCGGTGGCCTCAGCTTTAGAGTGGCCCATCTGCCCAACGTGTGGAAAACCGTGCGAGACATTTACCAAGACCGGATGCGTAGGGGCAGCACAGTTTCACTACGCGCAGACGTTCATTTGGGCTGGTGGAAAAACCTATCATTTGGGCTGCGAACCACATGAATCTGCCGCCCCTCAACCGCCAGCCGGCAAGATCGATCTACCGCAGGACATCCACTTTCGCTGCCCGTCTTGCGAAACCGAAATGGACTTCGAGGTCACAAAGTATGCCGACGCCATCCCCCGCGAGATCCACGAGCGGCTGTTAGACCGGCTGAGTACGTTCGAGGAACAGCACAAGTTAGCTTGCCTCTACATGGACGAGTGGGAAAGGGCCGGAGGTGATGCACCACATAGAGCGGTGCGCTTGGTAGATCGTTTGAAGGTGCAGCACGAAGGGGTTAACAGGTTGGTGAGGGAGGCCATTGAGCAATCGGCCCTGATCTGCGACAAGATAGCCGAAATGAGAGAACAAGGGGCCGGGCTCATCAGCGGGCCTGGAAGCAGGCTTCGCCAAGCTGCTCGCATGATAAGAGAACGCTCCGAGCACGGGTCAGATCCCTCCCATCCAACGGGATCAAAATTGAAAGGGTAAGTTATGCCACCAAGCTTCAAAGTCAAGACGATGCACGACGACGCCGGTCGGGTCGAGTATCAGGTTCTGGATGGGGAGGAGGTCATCGGCTGGGTCTGGCGCAATAGCACTGGCTGGCATTTTTCGGCCGAGTCCGTGGGATTCAAGACCCGCAAGGAGGCTGTCGATGGTCTGAATGAGCACCTTAACCCTCGGGTGCCATTCAAACCCAAGGAAGGCAAAGGTCGAGCCGAGATTGTGGGCGACCCTCCCCACCTGGACTGATACCAGTGCAGGCCCCTGGCAGCCACCGGGGTCCTGTGCGGGCACCATGCCCGATACCGGAGGAAATCATGGCAATGATGTTTGAACCTGACCTATTCAAGGTCCTGATGCCGCCCGCCCCTCCTGCAACAACGCAGGCTTTCTGGGTAGCAGTCCCTGTCACCATAACGGCTCCAGGAATCCCAGCTCAAGAGCCGGCCATTATAAAAATGGACCCGATTCTGAAACGAGCGTGGATTGAAGCTCTGCGCTTCGGCGGGTACGAACAATGCCGTGGAGCGCTCAGGATGGGACCACGGACCTTCTGTGCGATCGGACTGTTGCAGCACATAGTGGCCAACATGGCATCTGCAGTCCAATTGATCGGGAAGGACTATACCAATACCGCCATTAGGATGAATGACAGCGGCATGTCTTTCCTCGAAATTGCTAGCTGGGCCGAGCGGACTCTGTAAACAGAAAGGCCCCTGCGGGGGCCGTCTCAATCAAGGGAGGTTCTGATGGGTATCGATTGGGATCGAGGCGGCATCGCAGTGCTGGTATCACTCATATTGATTCTGGTGGTCCTGCTGTTGCTCGAAGTGCGCGACATTCAACGCCGTAAGCGGCAACGAGAGAACCCTTCGACGTGGACGTGGGTCGGAACCCGGTGGTGGTGATGGGGCCATGACAGCCCTAAACGACCTACGGCGCCAGCTTCGGGCTGAGTACGGAGTCGGCAACTACCGGATCGGCAAGGACGGCACCATCCGGGCTCGCCGTGACGCCGGCCTGTACTGGAAGAAGATCGGGACGGCCGGCAAGGGGAAGTTTCGCCCACGTGGCCGTCCCGCTGACCCCGTCGATGGCCGCAAGCGCACTGTGTTCCTCAATGATATAACTTGGGCCCGCGCCAGTCGTATGGGAAACGGCAACCATTCCCTGGGGATACGACGTGCCCTGGAGTTTACTGACCCGTAGCGCCTCCAGGCTCACAGGAAAGGCGCGCACTCGGTGAAGCCGAACTCTTGGAATCGTAGACATCGCCGGTTAATCCAGAAGCCCATGGTGCCGCGATAGTCCCAGTAGCGCTGTTTGTCGACCCGGAGCTGTAGATCAGGCTGACGCCGCACCGCCTCGTCTACCGGGCCGTTGCCATCGAGCTTATTCTCCTTGGGCTTATTGCGCCAGATCAGCAGGATGTTGTGAACCAAATCCGGCGCCGTCCCAGTGCCACGGATCGCATACCCATTGGGAAATTTGGACTCGTCACCCCCCTCCGGCTTGGTCAGGTGAGCCACCAGGTGCACATGCATCCCCGTGCTCTTGGCCACCGTCAGCGTGTCCGCAATGAACTGCTGGTGCTCACCCTGCCGATCATTGTCGATCGACAGCAGGATCGACAGATTGTCCAGAAGGAAGTGCTTACACTCCAATTCCTTGGCGCAGTACATCATCACGGCCAGCATGTGGCGCAACGGCAGCCGCCCCACCACGTCGTAGATGGTCATCGTTTCGGATAACCGCTCCAGGGCCCGCTCGATCTGAGCTGGGGTGGGCTCATCCGTGGCCAGGGCCTGCTTGATGGTGGTCTGCAGCAGCATGGCCGCCGGCATTTCCAGCGAGGAGATCGCCACCTGGATGCCACTGGCAGCCCAATAGGTGAACAGCTCATTGCAGAAGGTCGACTTGTAGGACTCCTTGTAGCCGGCCCAGATGGTGACCTCCCCGGGGCGAAACTGCAGCAGTTCACGCGTCTTGGTGGCGGGCATCAGATCACCCTTGCAGCCGTGATCGACGAACAGAGCTTGGACATCATCGAGAAAGGCGGCCGGCGCGCGTAACAAATGGGCATCATCAGGCACGCCCCACTTGTTCACATCGACCTTGCGCGCATCGCGAATGATGCGATGCTCCGCCGCAACCTGATTGGCTACCTCGCGCAGACGCGCGCTGCTAGTCAATTCAATTACTTGAGTGATTAGGAGGATGAAAATGAAACCGGCGCCAGTCACAATCGTAACTCTGGCGCCGGCCTTTGAGAGGAAAAATTATTTGAACTCTGACCCTGTGCGGGCGTATCGCTAAACAGGTACTCAAGTCTCGGTACTATTGAACCAGTTCATCAAAAAGTTGCGTGCGCGCCACTTTCCTCCAAAAGCGCCCATGCCATCGGCGATCAGGAATAGCAGGATGAGGAATATTAGGGAACAGATCAATTCCATGAGCGCTGCCATCAGGATCTCCCTTACGGGTTCATATGCGGCGTGACTTTACCCGCGGCCCCATGCCCTTCAGCCACATCGGCCGCTGAAGTGGTGCTGCCGATGGCCTCGGCCACTGCCGTTTCAAAGTCGACCGTAGCCGGGTCAATGACAGCCACGATGTCCTCCAGGGCGCCGTGCTTTTCCATGCCCTCGTCCAGCTCGTCCAGGAAGGAGGCCAGCTCAAGCGTTGGTGTGCCGATCGGCAGGAAGGCGATGCGGAACTCCTCGGGATCCTTCATCTGCTTGGTGATGGCGACAATCACCGCGAACAGGCCCGCTCGGTCGGTGGCATCCCCATCGGTCCATACCATGAGGTACGTGGGCCGGGCCACCCGTACGTGCTCGTCCCAGGCTGACTGAATGACGCGCTCGGTATGGGTGTTGCCGCCCGGGTAATGTGCTTCGAAAAGCTGCTTGACCTTGGCCGGATCCGTGATGCTGGTATACGGCTCTACATGGTCGGCGAAGAAGTGAATCGACACTCCGGTTGGATCGAACGTCTCGGCCACCTTGACGTACGACAGCATGGTTTCTTCCATCCAGACCCACTTGCGCAGATTGCTGCACTTCGGGTCTGTTTCGTTCATTGAACCGGACTTGTCGATCGCAAAGATGATGTGGTCGCCTTTTTTCAGTTCCAGACTCATGGCCTTTGCCCCTTCGTCCGCGGGTTGGATGGGTTCGACTGGTGGCGGACACTGCCAGTCAGAGCACTACTTTTTCAGTCCCCGCAGCACCCAGCAGGCGACCTCGGGTGAAAAGTTCAGCGATTTTAGGTAATGGATGGCCCGCATAAACCCGTTGCGCAGCTTGGCCACCATCTGCCGGGCCAGTTCGTAGATTTCGGACACCTTCATTGGCTACCTCCGTTTTTGCGCCAAGTCACAGTCGTTGCGGCCACGCGCGCATCGGAGCGACCCAGTAAATAATCGAGCGACACATCGAACAGATCACATACACGCGTTAGCAGAGTCAGACTGCCTCTGTTGCGACCCTGCTCGATGTTGTTTATCTGCACGCGCGAGACCCCCAGAGCGGTGGCCAGATCAGCCTGGGTCTTCTGCGCGGTCAGTCGAAGCGTTCTGATCCGATCTCCCAACCCCACCTCCATCTGGGGAATTTTGCCCGTCCCATGGCACCGCGGGCACTGCGCCAACTGCACGCCCTTGAGCACCGCAATGGCCGCCTCACTGCGGGCCGGCGGAGTTCGTGCCATCGCGGACCTCCTTGGCCAGCATGCACGCAGCATGGACTACCTTGGCTTCCAAAACCTGGTATGCTGGCCCTGCTGGGTCCAGCTCCTGAGCTGGCACCAGACAGGTGATGTCGCCCTTAAGAAAAGCTTTGTTACAGAAAAAACAGGGCACACAGTCGCGCACCAATGGGTGATCGGCGGGTAGCGAATCAAAAAACCTGATCTGCACCATCAGTGCCTCACCAGGGCTATAGGATCGGCCTGCAGGCGCTCGCGGAACTCGGGGCCTACCATCAGGACCCATGGCGTGATGCCACCGTCTGGCAGGCTTGTAGTGCCCACCTTCTGCTGCATGATCGCCATCATGGTCAAGACTTCTGCCTCGGTGTTGCAGTTGCCAACCAGCGGCGACAGCTCTCTGACATCCCCAGCGACCAGCATGAAGCGCCGGCCCAAATCCTCTGAGACCATAAGGGCTATATCCCACGGGCCCAGGGCCTTTCGCAACTGTTCTCGTTGCAGGCCATCCCACTGCAGATCGGCGATTACTCCGAGCGTGTTGTACTGCTCCAGATCAATGTCCAACATAGTTACTTTCTGCCAGCTCGCGGATCAGGCTGGCACAGACCTCGGAGGCTTCGATGCACGCGGCTCGCTCGGCTTTGCTCAGCTTGGCCCCGCCGCCCACCTTCACCAGCATCATCCAGGCCATCGTGAGCGGCACCTCCAGGGCCTGACTGATCTCACGCGGGGACCACGGCTTCAGGATCCTGGGCGGCCGGTCCTCGTCGGTCAGGTAGGTCGAAGCCGGGAACAGGTCCTCCAGCTTCACGCCGATCGCTTCACAGATGGATTCGACACCGCAGCCGGCGAAGCATTTGAACAGCACTCGCCCCTCGACTGTCTCGAACACGGCCAGCGTGCGGCTGCCGTGCTTGCTCACATGCACTGGGCAGATCGCGCGCCAGCGTGGACCGCGGCCCTGCACCCCCTGCAGCCGCTGCAGTAAAACCTCAGCCTTCATATCGCCCCTCCTTGCTTGATTAACTGCTCGCACTCAACGAGCGCCTGCTCCCTGGTCATGGTGCGGGTGCGAGAACGCGGCCCGCAATAGATCGACACCTTGCCAAAACGCGCCAGATAGGCCACCCAGTACATGTCCCCGTACTGGCCGGTCCGACGCACCAGATCGTGCATCAGTTGGCGCAAGTCCTCGTCAGTCACTACCAGCCTCATTGAAGGAGCGGCTGCTGGCTAGGCAGCGGCCGCTTGGGCAGGGAACCGTTGACCCGACCCGCGCGACCTTGGCGCTCCATCAATGAAGCCTACTGATTGCTAACGACCTTGGCTTCTTCCTGACTCTTACGCAGCTCCAGCACCCGCTTGCGGGCAGCATCGGCCCGCTCATCCAGCTCCAGGAACACGTTAAGCTGATGCACATCCGGTGCCAGCAGTTGGTTGATCTGTGCCAGCGTGCGCAGCGCTGGCATGGGATCGGTCATCTTCACTTCACGAATGGCAGTGGGCGGGGCCCCATCGGCATCGAACTTCAGCTCATCCTTCCAGCTCCGGATGCAAAAGCGGGTAGCCTCATCGATCTCATGGAACTCTTTGTAGCTGCCATCTTCATTCTTGATTTTGGCCGGATCCATACGGGCCAGCCACGCCAGTCGGGCCTGAATCTCATCGACCCCCATGGCATCGAGCTTCCAGCGCTGCTCTAGCTGCTGCTTGATGAAGGTCGCAACCCGGGGGCGCCGCAATATGTAGGCGGCTCTCTTATTGGCCACCTTGTCAGAATAACCAGCGTCCCGCGCAGCCTTCGTCAAATTGCCGTGCCGCAGGTAGTGATCGACAAAGTCCAGCTCCCGATGGGTCAGCCCGAACGGCCTGGCCGCACGCCTGATGCCCTCGTCGATGGGGACGATCTCATCGATGTTCTGTGTCACTGTCTGGCCTCCGGTGATGCCATGGCGCGGTAGTGTGCCGTGCGCGTCTTGGCCCACTCGCTGAGCAGGCGGTGCAACGCCCCGGTCACCGACTCCCAATTCGTCTTGGCAAAGGCTGCGGTATCCCGCTTCCACTTGGGCTCGGACCAGCCGTAACGCAGGTCCCCCATGATCTGCTTTAGCACCGCTGCAATGGCCGCCTTGATCCACGCCTCATCGATCGGCGTCTTAGGGGCCGTCAGGTGCCACACCTGATTGCGCCCTGTTGGAAATCGGAACAACACCCCGAAGACGTCGGGATCCTTCGGGTCGACCACGGGCACCAGCTCGGTGGTCATCGGTACGGTGCTCAGTTCTTCTTCGGTGAGCATGGATTCAGATCGCCGTATCTGGGGTCCCACCTTGCCCTGGCCTAAAGGGAGGGCCCTGAGTCTTGCCGCCACGCTTGCGCGCCTGCTCCTGCTTCGGAGTGGGCCGCTTCGGCTTCGGGTACTGCTTGATTTTGCCAGCCATATTCTCTCCGTTGAACCACTGGGGTCTTAAGCTACGAAGTTGCCATACACGCACGGCCGGCATCTTGCCAGTCTTGGCCCATAGACTTACGCTCTGCTTGGACAGGGGGAACCGACCGCGCAGGAATATCTGCAGCAGATCGTTCTGCTGGCCGCCCGCGAGTCGGATTGCTTTGTTCGGCGTCATCGGAGAAATATTTTACGGAACGACAGCCACCTAGTCAAGCTGGCTTGACCGCAGCGTTTCGGTCCAGTATTATGGACGTCGAAAATTGTGCCCGCCTTGGCAGGACCAAGGGCTTTCAATCCCAGGCAGTGACGGTTCGATTCCGTCCGGGCACTCCAGGAGACTGAAGATGACGTGAATGCAGAGGACCGCCGAGCAGTTCCTTTCCGCAATGAACCCTTCTAACCTGGAAAGGACTGCAATGTACGCGAAGGACAGACTACGATTATCGATCGGCGTGAATTGTTGAAGGTCAAGGTGAAATCGCTGGCTGCCGAAGCCCGCATCATCAAGCTGGCCGAGCGGCGAAGTTGGGGGCGAATACGTGATGAGCTTCGACGACACCGAGCACTCGACGTGCGCGATGAAGCTCGACACACGCACATCGCTTACGGTTTCATCCGAGGTCGCACTCTAGAGCAGATTGAACCCGGGTGCCAGCGGGCACCAGACTGGAAGCGAGTCCGAGCAATGACCAAGAAGTACGGCCCGGCAAACTTTGTTGAGCCCGAAGCGATGAAGAAGGCAGCGTGAAGGTCGCTGAATTTCGTACGCTGCAGGCAGCAGCGATTAAGAAGAAGCCACCGAAGTATCGCAATCAGGGCAAGGACGGCTACGCCAGTACCAAGGAAGCACGACGCGCGCAGGAGCTGGAGTTAGCGGTCAAGGCCAATGTAGTGCGCAACCTGCGGCGCCAGGTTCACTTCGAGCTGGTACCGAAGCAGGAAGGCGAGCGCAGCGTGGTCTACATCGCCGACTTCTGCTACGAGGAGCTGGTGGCTTACGGCCAAGGTCCAGCTTTCTGGGAGGCCGTCGTCGAGGATGTGAAGTCTGATGCCACCAGAAAAATTGCCTCCTGGCCTATCAAGCGCAAGCTGATGCTGCAGCGTTACGGCATTCGGATTCGGGAGACGTAAAAAAAGCCCGGCAGGGCGCCGGGCTGAGGAGAAGATAGAGCTATGACGCTTATAGCTTACCCCTCCAATCGCTCATTTTCAACCCTGAAGGCGCCCATTCTCTGTCAGCCAGATGTAAGTCTTGGCAATGAACTCCCAGCCTCGCTCAGCCGGGATGCGGTGCTGGTCGAAGTCTTCGTGACACCCCGGGACCATGTACTGAGTGGCGCCCTCTCCCTTATTGGCGGTCGGATGCACCGTACAGAGCGCAGCGATGTGCGAGTCCGGCACCTTCAGCTTGCCTCCCTTGCCCTCCGCCAGCCCCCCGATGTGAGCGGCCTGGGAGTAGCCCCAGATTCCGCAGCACGCACACGGGGCTGCCGCCACTGCCTTGCGTAGGCGCTCGCTGCGGAAAATAGGCTGCTTTTGCATTCAAGTCCAGGTTAATTGACTTCTTTGGACAAGGATCTTAGACTAGGTTCCCGAGGTTAGGAAGGGGTAAATATGAAACTGTTGGATTTTGCAACCGATCTGGCGGCCAGCAATCGATTTGTCAAGGCTGCCTTCGGGGGCTTCGCGGGCGCCGGCAAGAGCCGCACTGCAACAGAATTTGTGATCGGAGCCTACAAGGCTCTGGAGTACACCAAGCCCATCCTGGTGATCGACAATGAGAAGGGCAGCCGCTTCCTGATTCCGCTATTCCGCAACGCCGGCCTGAAGGTGGTCGTCAAGGACACGACCAGCCTGGACGATGTACTGACCGCCTTCGAATTGCTGCGCGACGGTCAAGTCGATTTCCTTTTCATCGATTCGCTCACCAAGGTGTGGTACCGCTACGTGCGCGAATACAAGCAAAAGAACAAGCGCGCCTTCATGGAGCTGATGGACTGGGGCAAGCTCTTGCCAGCCTGGCAGGAGAGCTTCTCCGACACCTTCGTCTCAGCCCAGGGCAGTGTGGTATTCACCGGGCGTGGTGGCTTCAGCTACGAGAAGGAAGAAGACGTCAAGGACGAGGCCACCGGCAAGGTCAAGAAGGGCCAGTTCATTAAGTCGGGCGTCAAATTCAAGCTAGCCAGCGAGACCTCTTTCGAGCCGGATCTGAACGTCTGGATGGAGCAGCAGCAGGAGATCGGCCCCGATGGGCTGAAGGTCTGGCGCGAGGCCCAGGTGATGAAGGATCGGTCCGGCGAGATCGACGGCAAGATATTTATCCAGCCGACCTACGCTGACTTCGAGCCGTTCGTCAAGTTCCTGATCGATGCTCCAGAGGGTCCCGTCGCCGGCCAGACCTCCTCGCGCAACCTGGCACCGGGTGAGAACTACAGCACGCTGCGCACCGACAAGACGATCGTGCTGGAGGAGCTTCAGGAAGAGATCGTCAGGCTGTATCCGACTCACACGACTGAGGACAAGAAGGCCAAGGGCGACCTGATCGAGAAACTATTCCTGACTCGATCCTGGACCAAGGTCGAAAACCTGTCGCTCGAACGGCTGCAGGAGGCTCGTAACAAGCTGTGGATCGAATCTCGCGGCCATCCCTATGGTGATGCGCCACCACCCAATTTGGTCCACGGAGAAGCATTGCCCGAAGAAGTCCTTGAAGAAATTTCCACCATGGAAAGGGTTGAAGAATGAAGACAATGATCTGTGTGATCCTGGACCGTAGCGGCTCGATGGATGGACGGCAAGAGGATGTGATTGGCGGCGTCAATACCTTCCTGACCGAACAAAAGAAGCTCAAGCAGCCGGCCTCGATTGCCTTCGTGCGCTTCGACACTGAAGCGATCGAGCGCTTTCGGGAAATGAAGCCACTGGGCGAGGTCGATTGGCTTACGCACGATGAGTATCTGCCGCGCGGCGGCACGCCCCTGCTCGATGCAGTTGGCCAGACCCTGGCCCAACTGGATCTGGATTGGGCTAAGGAAAATCCGGAGCGCGCCATCGTGGTGATCGTGACCGATGGCCAGGAAAATTCCTCGAAGGAGTACACCACAGCCAAGATCAAGGAAATGATTAAAGCTCGGCAGGACAGCGGCAAGTGGGCGTTTATCTATCTGGGCGCCGATGTCGATGCGTTCGCCGAGGCTCAGAAGTACGGAATCCCCATGCAAAACGCGGCCGGCTACGTCAAGAGTGCGGCCGGAATTCGCGGGATGAGCGCCAGCATGTCAGCCAGCGTCGGGAATATGCGCGTCACCGGCCAAAGCGTCGCTGACTTGGGAGGCAATATCCAAGAGGACGGCTCACTCAAGAAGGATGGGGCGTGGGATGTGAAAGCAGTCAATGTCCAAATCGTTCCAACGACTACCGGCTCGGCCGGAACTGTGCCAAAAATTTGGTCGACGCCGCAAACGCGGGATGCGCAAAAGTCTTGAAACCTGGACTTGCGTCCCCAATTTCGCTAAACTTTCAAAAATGGTTTTACGGAGCTAATGACAATGAGTGCCAAGAACGGCAAGCGAGTTGACTGGCCCGTGCGTACCGTGTACTACAACGGTAAGCGGGAACCACTCAAGACGACGTACGCTAAGCACCCAATACGGGCCCTTGCGCATGCCGTGATGCACCTGGCGCTTGATGAATACAACGCCACCGTGGCCGAGATCCTGGATCCTACCAATACGGCACTGCCATATGGGGTCTACACCAGGACCCCGACTGGACACAAATGCGTTTACAAGCGGGACATGACGAAGTACCCATTGCCCTCCCATAAGAAGAGCAAATAATGGCAACCACACAAGAGATTACGGAGCGACGCGCCCGTGCCGCACGATCCAAGGTCAAGATCCTTGAAGTCTTAGCGGACGGTGAGCCCAGGAACACCATCGATTTGCACACGGCGGTGCCCAGCGGGGTGGACTTAAAGCATTTCTCAGCGCTGTTACAGCGGATGAGGCGAGATAATCTTATCGCCCGTACCTCTGCCTCCGATGGACACACACCTGCAATCTGGACAAAGGGCGACGCTAAGCGAAAACCCCCGCAGAAGAGGGGGAAGGGATCAATGCGTATAGCTCGCAGTCGGACAGACAAGTTGCGCGCCAAGATCATCGAAACTCTAGGGCTTGCGCCGGGCCCCGTATCGGGACCGCAACTGGCAAAGTTGCCGGAGGCCGCAAAGTTTCCCTTTAAGAGTTTTGAGCAGCTTATCTGGCGTATGCGCCAAAAGGGACTACTGCGCGCGGTAAAGGAGGATGGCGTCCACATGGGATACACCACACACCCACAACTGCCAAAACTACCAAAGGCGAACGGTGCCCAACATCCAAAGAAAATGAGTAAGCCCCAGCCCCACCAAGAATCGGGTGACATTGGAATTGAGATCAATGAAGAAGAAGGCTCACTGGCTCTGACCTTGAAGGGGCATCGGGTCACCGTCAGGGTCGCCAAATAATCCGGTACGAGGGCTGCCGGTCATCAGCCCTCAATTAGTAGGGGGTGTTATGAGTTGGGGCAGAAAGGTTGGGGCAATCTTTGTCGTAGGTTCCTGGATCGCAATCCCTATCTACAACGCGCTGCACGGTGGGAGCGTGCAGACAACGGTCTTTCTTAGCGCGCTTGGATTGCTAGTTCTTTCGGAGTTCTTGAGTGGCCGAGGTTTTCTGGCCAGCAAGCCGATAACCGAAGTCTTCCAGGCGTTCAAGCAGGGGAAAGTACCGCCCTTGTCTCCGGTCGCAATGACGCTCAGGACCGTAGGATGGGTGCTAATGGCAGTATGCCTTACCCTGTTCGCAACATCGCGCGCTAATGCGGCAACGAGTCCGCCGGCCATCTTCGGGACCACGCCGGCACAGATCGACGCCTCATTCCCGGCCTTCATGGATCATGCCATGAGCACGAACGGCGCCTTCCACGTTCGCAACCTGGGACCGGACGAGCTGGCAAAACTGGCCTTCCTCTACGAGCGCACTGCCGGCACCACGGCGCCGCTGCTCAAGATCCTAGCTTCCCAGTTGGGCAGCAACGACTTGCAGCGTGTGGCCGCTGCCTTCGGGCAAGAGGCAACCGCGGCGGCCGTTAAAACCTACGCAAGGCCCACCGTCGCGCTCGCATTCATGCGGTCGCCGCGGCCAGCCGTAGCTTCATCCATCGCAATGCCAGCATCCTTGAATACAGTGGTAGCGGCCGGCGGTGTGAATCCGGACTTCACTCTCTACGAAACCTATTTGAACTACCGCACGATGCCCACGGGCGCCATGAGCGTCGGGGCCGCGCTAGCTGAGACGAGCATCTACGCCGGAATGTACCTAGCCGCAGCCTGGGGGGCCGGATACACCGTGGGCACTGTCGTGAACAACTTTATCAATGCCTATTTCCCGAGCGTCGGCGATCAGATCGGCTCCAGTGTCGCGTGGCTAGTCGACAACATAACCAAGTACGTCGCCAGCCCGATCTTCGACGGGCAATGGCAGTCCGACTTGAATGGCGCCATTAAGGGAACCGGCGCGGGCTGCGTACCCGACGACACGAGTGGCGACTACGGAATCGTGGCGTATATGTCGGCCTACGAGAGCGTGCTGGACAAAACGAGGCCATAAACCGGTATCATAATTGGCCATGACATCCCTGGAGGGGGTCTCATGGCCAAGCTCACCACCAAGGCGAGAAACGCCTTACCGGACTCAGCCTTCGCTGGGCCCGGCCGCAGCTACCCAGTCGAAGACAAAGCCCACGCCCGTAATGCCAAGGCCCGGGCAGCCCAACATGCTGGCCCTGAGCTGAAGAAGAAGATTGACGCTCGGGCTAACAAGGTTCTCGGAAAGGACTGACCATGCCTCCATTCCCAAAACCAGAATCCCAGGCCCAGCGTGGGGCCATGTACTCAGCCGCAGCCGGCAAGTCGACCCTCGGGATCCCGAAAAAGGTCGGCAAGGAGTTTGCCAAGGGCGATATGCCTGGCAAATTGCCGCGACGCATCAAGAAACGCTAGCGGATCCGCTCCAGGATTTCTTTGAGCACCCAGCAGGCTAGGCCCGCCCACCCCAGCACTACGCGGGGCATAGAAACGCTCAGGGCTGCCAGGATGAACAGGACGAAGGCTGCGATCAAAAGCGCAAGGGTGACGACGACCATGGTTTATCCCCTTTCAGGCTAAATGTTCCACGTGGAACCTATCTAATCGAACCGTCCGGCATCCTGATCCTGGTGTGACCGCGATTATCTACGTCCACAATTCGTTCAGGGCCTTTGCCGAGCTGCTTGGTACACAGCCAGACCACGCCGATCAGTCCCGCCAGGATGGTGGCGCAGGCCGCCATTAGGATCGCAGCGATCCTGATCCAATCAAGGATGAACTGCAGGCTCAGGCTCATTTAGCCGCCGCGGTCGCCACAGCTTGGGCATTGATGCTTGCAGTCGTCTGGCTGTGCCGGGTGCTGCCCAGCCAGAAGTTCAGCACCTGGGTCCAGCCGGCCCCGAGTGCGCCGATCAGGATCAGGAACGCTTCGTTCTCCTTGACGTTCACGCCCCCCAGCATGGAGATCAGGATCCCCAGAAAGCCGATCGTGATGATGATCGACAGCGCCGCTGGCACCGGGGAGGGCTTGGCGACCTGCATCTGCCGCGCCCCCTCGACGTCGGCAAGCTGCATTTGATCTAGGTCAATATCCAGCTTCTTCATCTGAACCTGGAAGTCCTGGTCGGCCCTCTTCAGCGCACCGATCTGCTCGGGCGTTAGCTGGCCAGCCTGGATGGCAGCCGCAATTGCGCTGGTCTTGTCGTCGATCGTGGCCGCCTCCACCCCAGTGATCCCGAGCGCGGACTCGATTGCCGACACAGCCATGCCGGCCACGGGCGTACCGATGGCCGAGGCCACCGTGGGCGCCATCTTCTCGATAAAGGCCAGCCAGGCAGGAGTGCTCATACCTTGGTCTTGAGCTGTTCAGCCGCTGCCGCAGCGATCGACACCAGCTTCGGATGCTTGCGGCCCCAGAAGGCATCGAAGACAGACCCAAGCACGGCCCCAATCACAAATCCGATCAGAACTGCCAGGTACGGGTTCATCGTTTCCATTTGCCTTCTCCTTGGTGTGGTCACTTCATGTCGACGGCAGCGTAGTCCAGATCAGCCGCGATGCGGTTCATCCAACCGGAGCCATCGTGCGCAAACCCGGTCAGCCTCGTGTAGTGTCGGATCTTCAGTGCCGCGAACTTGGCGGTAAATGGTCCTGGGGTGGCTGAAGCCATGGCAGCCTGTGTAACAGACCCCCAGTGACCGTCGTCAGCCACCCCAAGAGCGTCCTGGCCTTTACGGATCGAGGTCTGTAACCCCGCGTTGACCGCAAAGTCCAGCAACTGATTGGCGATGACCAAAGGCAGCTCATCGCCATGGATCTTGTCCCAGAAGTCCCGTTTATATATAGCCAGGGCCTGATCGATCGTCAGATTTGCGATGTCAACGTCCGGGTATGCGTGCTTCGAAATACCGTATTTCGTCTCCCCGCCAGCGTCCTGCGGATCATTCACATACCCGCCCTCCAGCGGCAGGAGCCGTGCCATGGCTGTCTCGAACGTGGTCAAAATCAACCTCCTATCGCATCGAGGAGACTCTACCGAGAAACCATCCCTTCAAAGCGGAATGGTGTGGGGTGATGGCTACCATAATTGGGGTATGCGCTCCGTAGCCAATTTCGCAGTCCCGATCACAATGGTGGCAGCCATGCTGGTGCCTACCGTGCTTGTGGGTATTTGGATCGGTGGCCTTGCCGACAAGGTGGACACCGTCGTCCGGACTACGGCTGAGATTAAGCAGGGTCAGTACACCCAGGTCGATGCGACCAAGGATCTGGCGACCGTGCATGCCGAGATCAATGAGGTCAAGCACCGCGTCGAAACGCTGGAGCAGGCGCAGCGCCGCCAGGTGGTCCTTGCAAACAACGAGGACTTTCTCGTACGAACCAGCAAGTGGTTGTCGGGCAAACGCTAAGGAAGCTAATGCAGAACGGGAATGAACTGGGCTTTTTGCTCATACTGCTGATGCTGCAGGGGCCACGGCCGCCGGTCGGGGTGTTACTCGCCGTGCCGCAGCCGCTGGAGGTCACTGCGCTCCTCCGGAGTAGCGGTCTGCATGAACCGCTTCAGAGCCCCACCGGACAGCCCTGGATGGGTAGCCAATCGGAAGAACATCTGGCGGTCCGGCGTCCGCATATGGACCTCGTTCATTAGCTTGGTTGCCGTAGCGCGGTCCCCGTTGTGCAGCGCTTCGCGGATATCCGGCCCGACTCGGGCGATGTCCTGCTCGTAGCGCTTGCGCTCCATCGAGACCTCGCCCACCGCGGGCCCCCCCGGGAAGCCCTTGGAGAACTGCAGCCCGGCCAGGGGACCGACTGTATGGACCGCATCCATGTCCTCCCAGCCCAGCTTGCCCTGGGCCAGCGCCGGTATTCCCTTCAGGGCATCCATCGGCACCTGAGCTGACATGAAGTGAGCTGCGATCTGGCCAGCGATCTTGGCTGCCCCCACCGGCAACCCCAGGTTCTTCACCGCGTTCTCGTCCCAGACCTGCCGATCGGAGCCGTTGAACCCTTTGTTGTTGGCCATGATCTGAATCATCGGCCGCACCAGGGTCGACTGTTTGTTGGCCAGCATGTCGTGAAAGTGCGTCAGCCACCCGACGAAGTCCTCCCCCACCTTGCCTAGGCTGAACCGGTAGTACCTGGCCGACCCGTCCGCCCCATACCCGACCAGGATGCGCTGCTTCTTGCCAGGCTCGTTGTCTTCAGTCGACTCCACCTCGGATGCCAACTGGAATGGATTGAGCAAATGCAGCGGATTGTCATGGACACGCGAGGCCACCTCTGCCATGCGCCGATCGTAGCCGCGCATTGCTTCCTTGACCCGCTCCATGTCTCCGGTTGCCAACCCCTTGAAAGTACCTGGAATTCCTTCTGGTGCGTTCGGATCGATCTTGTGCTTGAAGTAGTCCTGCAGGGTCGAGGCACCACCGTACATCAGCGCTACGTCCAGGGCAAAGATCATCCGCGACTTGTTCCGGAATACCTGCTGCGCCTTGTTGGCCATTTCGGGGCCAACGTCGCGCTCGATCTGAGCGCGGGTAGCTTGCTCCATGCCGACTGCTGCGTCCTTCACCGCCCCCAGGTTGCCGGTGGTGAACTGCCTGGAGAATTCCTCCAGGTTCAAGAACTTGCGCATCAGCGGGGAGGTCGACTCGTTGGGCACTGAGCCGGCGTAGCGATTGGCCATGATGCCGGCAGCACGAGCCGCGCTGTCTGGATCCAAGCCCTTGTTCTTTATGAAGTGTTCCTCGGCGTGCAGGTACAGGCCCATCTGCAGCTTAGCCACGTGGTTCCACAGCATCTGGTTATGCCAAACGTCGGCCGCCTTGTAGAGACCCTTGGCCGCTCCCAGGCTGGCCTTCTCCATCCCAACAGCACTCAGCGCCCCCGACACCACCTTGGTGACTGGAGCCTGGGCCCAGGTCTGTTCACGTGGATCTTCCGAGACGTGCGATGTGACTCCAGTGATGTCCTGCCGAGCGCCGAACTTGCCGATCGGGGCCATGCCCCCTGTACCGATGGCCCGGCGCATATCTTTGTAGCCACCCGCCTCATCGGCCAGAGCCCGGGCCCCATCCATGTAGAGGCGTCCGCTGAGCAACCGGCCCGGTGCCGCCGGCAGAATCCGGCCCAGCACCACCGACAAGTGGATCGCAGGCGAGTACATGATCGACTCGACCGCCAGAGTCTTCATCCCCATCAGCCCGTTGTAGGCTTTACTGTTGGGCCCGTCGTTCAGGATCGAGCGCAGCGGCCCCTCGAACTCCTTAGCCACATGCAGCGGAACTCGTTGCGGGAACTTGAATCCGATGTCCTGGCTGCGGCTGCCCAGCGTTACCGAGGGCTTGGCCTCGCGCAGGGGCTCGCCGATCTCCGGGTGCTTGTCCAGGAACTTTTCGAACAGGGCCTTGGCCTTCGGTGCCACCCGCTCCAGCAGCTCCGGTGCGTGCACATAGGCGTGCACCAGGTTGGCCATCTGCTCTGTGCCCTTGCGCACATAGTCCTTGTAATACTGGCTGACGTTGGCTGGGTCCTTGCCGGCATAGCGCTGGTCAGCCAGGTCCCGCAGCTCCTGGGCCACCCCAGGAGTTCCCTGCATTTCCTTTTGCAGCCCGTACTTGAAATCGATCTGGTGCCCCAGCTCGTGCGTGAGCACCGTCTCTGGTCCAGCGAACCGGGTCTTGATCCCGCCGCCCTTCTGCGCCACGCCCCAGGTCGAATTGCCGCCCTGCCGCAGTTGGGCCAGCCGCTCATGCTTGACCCCCAGGGCTCCAGCCACCTTGTGCAACTGATCCCATAGCTGCTGGTCGTGTGCCTCACTGATCGGGATCGAGCCCTTCTTCCACTCGTAGGTGGTGAAGGCCGGGTGGTTGATCGTGAAGTGGGTGGCCTCGTTCGGATCCAGTTGGACCAGGGATTGGCCGGTGCGCTCACCGATCTCCTTGATGTGATTGATTAAATCGCGCCCAGCTATGGCCCGCTCCAGCCGGCCCATGGCCATCGGCATGGTGGCGATGTCGCGCACGATCTTGAAATCTTTGCCGTAGTGCTTCTGCCCCGCAGCCTCCGCTTCCTGGATGGTGCCCCACTTGCGGAACCTGGCTGACGGCGCGGTAACGGTCAGATTGGTGCCGACCTCGCTGCCCTCGGCCTGGCTCTTGCGAGGCACTTGCCGGACGATGCCGTCATCCCCGATCATCGCTGCAGCGTGAGGCACCCAGTACGGCACCCCGCTCTCAGGGTCGATCATCCCGACCTCTTTGGCGCGCAGCATCAGGTGATCGCCGTAGTCGTGCAGTACCTTCATGGTGTCGCGCTCATCGTCGGTCAAGCGACCTAGACCACGGTTCGGGTCGACTTCACCCTTCAGGCGCATCTGGTTTTCTTCCTCGCCCGCGTTATACATTTCCGTACGACGCTCAGGCGTATGCCCCTTGATGATGAATTCGTGGAACTTCTGCCACTGCCACCGCGCCAGCCGATCGGCATTGGCCCAGTCCTTCACCATGGCCATGGCCCGCTTGGAGCCCAGCACCATGGGTGCGGTGTGCTTCAGAACCTGATCGGCAAAACCCCCCATGATCTCGCGGGCGCCCTTGAGCAGTGGCTGCTCGCGCACCCGCTCCAGCAGCGGCTTGGCCTCCTCGATGTTGGTGGGAGGCGGTGGGGTAGCGTGGGCCTGCGGTGGTTCGTTTAGTCTGAGTTCGGAGTTATCGGCTGCTCGCTCGGCGTCTGCGGCAGCACGCTCGGTTCCTCGTTCGGCCCCTGGTGTCCCAGGTCCGGCGCCAGGCTCTCTAGCAGCGGACTCTGAAAGGGCGCGATCGGATCCCCCGGCATCGACAGGTCCTCCGGCGTCACGGGCTTCTCGGAAGGTGTCCCGGAGGTCTTTGAGGGCTGCTGCCCCCACGGTGCCGACTTGCGGGAATTCGCCGTGTTCCCGCGCGTGCGCGCGGACGTCCCCCATGAACTTCCAGAACGTCGGGGCTTCATTTTGCAGCACCTCTCTGAGTTCGGGCAGGGCTCGCGCCACGAAGCCCTGGGCGAACAACTCGCCCTCGAATGCGCGTGGGTCCGCGTGCAGACTACCAAATCGCGGATCGAGTGGATATCGGAGCAAATCGGTCAAAATAGGATTGGTTTTCGCCAACGCAAACAATTCCTTGGCAGCCTCGCCCACTGGCTCAATCTTGCCATTGCGTACCTCAACGTGCAGTACCGGATCAGTGGAGTAAAGCCCTCGGCGCCCCCAATCCAATGGATGTGCATGCTCGTGCAACATCAGCTTAGCCACTGTATTCGGGTGATCGGCAACCGCTTCTGGGCGCACTTCAATTACGAACTGCCCATTTTCCCAGCCGGCATTGGCATCAGCCCCCATGGGAAGATCATCATTGACTCTATAGTCAATGCCCTCATGTAGCCAACTCAGCCCAGCATTGTCAAGCTGAGTCTTCATGAACTCTACGTGTGAGTTGAGATTTGATATTGCCTTTGAGTAATCTTCTTGATTCTTCTGTTCCCAAGCTCGCTCACGCTCCCGCCTGGCCCCCTCAAGGGAACGGCTGGCTTGTGGCTTTTCTTTCGCCGCGGCATTGGGCTCTTGCGTTTTTTCCGTTTCCGCTCGGCGCGCAAGCTCATCGTTGATTTGCTTCAGATCATCCTTGACTCGTCTCAAGCTTTCCTGCTTCTCCCGCGGCTCATTACCGGATTGCATCCCTCGGCGATCTACTTTTTCAGCTTCCCCGAATTTCGCTTCGGCTGCATCAACGCGCTTCTGCACGGCTTTAGCCATCGCTTCGAGCTTGGGCGTGCTGAAATTCCCAATCGGGCTTACAGGCTCTCCGGCTTCGGCTGGGGTCTCAGCTCCGCGCTCGGCCCCGGCTGGTTGAATCTCGGGTCCGGCTTCAGTACGTCCGCCGGCTTGACCTGGCTCAGGGCCTTGTTCACCCCGTACGGTGTCCCGCCCTGCCGGAACTTCGGCGCCTGGCGCAGGCTCGCCACGTACTGCTGGTTCTTGAACCTGGCCACCTGGTCCGGGCTCATCGCGTTGGCCGCCCCGATCAACTGCTGCGGTGTGGGCATCGAGTGCTCTCCTTACGTCTGCCATGAAGGCGGTGTGATCCGGATCACCCCAATGCGCTTGCTCGATCGCAGCGGCCTGCGCTGGATCGGCAGCGCGCAGTTCGTGTATCGCGCGCGCATCCTCTCCGTGCAACGGCTCAAGCCCATGCTCGGACAGGTGCCGGGTGTCATGGACCTTATTGATGTCGTCGGCGATCTCGTCGGTGGTGCGGCCCTTGGTGTCGATGCCCAAGCGCTGCGCCTCGTCCTGCATTGCCAGGCCGCGCTTGTGCTCCTTGATCGATTCCCAGGCGTGCTCGCCCTCACCCAGTGGCTTCACTGATCCGGGCTCACGGATCTCCTTGCGGATCAGCTCGCGCGCGATCTCGTGGGCACCACCGCCTGGCAGGATCGCGTCCCCGGCCCGAGCGTCATCCGGTGACATGTAGCCCTTCTGCAGCATCCAGTCGGTGATCTTGTCCATCAGGGCGCCGCGCTTGTTGAACAGAGGCCCGCGCATCTTGCCCTGGGGGTTCTTGCCGGACATCAGGATGGTACCTTTGCCAGGCTTGCCATCCATGCCTACGCCGTCGCGCTCATTCAGGTGGATGCCACCCAGATCGTCGTGCAGGGCCTGGAACAGGGGACTTTTTCCAGGCGCCGCGCCAGCGGTTGGAGGAGGGGCTGGCTGGCCCGGGGCATGGGCAGCCTCCGCTGGCGCGGCAAGCGGTAGGCCGGCGCGCTGCTCACCGCCGGCCTCCATCGTGTGAATGACGTCGGTCTGGCCCTCTGGTTCGTGCCCCTCGATGGCAATGCGATGGCGAAGCTGGGCCCCGACGCGTTGGTCCGATGTCCCCACGGGACGTTCCCGTGGCGCTGGCGGCTCTGCGGGCATGGGCGATAGCTTCTCGGCCTCGGCCAGTAGCTTCGCAGCGATCTTCGGATCAGTCGTATCGTGGGCCTGCGCACGCATGTCGGCTGCCGTCTTGTCATCGGCACGCTGCTTTTGCTCGGCCTCCCAGGCATCCTTGGTGCGTTTTGCCTCAGCCGCGATCTCCTTCTTCAGGAGAGCCTGCGTCGGCCCTTCCTCGGCGTTGCCCAGGTTCCGCTCCAGCTCGGCCTGACGATCAGACTTCGGCGGTGGTGGTGGGGCTGCCTCTGGCAGACGCGGCACCGCGGTCGCATCGGGTGCTGGCGCTGGCTGGCCTTCGATGCGCGGCAACGGAGTCTCGCCCCCTGCCGGCGGTGGTGGCTGGCCACCCCCGTAATCGCTGATGTTGATGCCTTTGATGTCTGGGCTGATCTCCGGCAGCGGCTGTTTGCGCTCAGCCGGATTCAGCTCAATCGGGACTCTGGGTCCGCTCGGCGAAGGTGGGATTGGCTCATTGATACCAGGCAGCGGCGTCTCGCCTGGCTTGCCTGGCTCCTTCGGAGGCGGCACCGTCTTGCCAGTGATCTCCTGGATAGCCCGCAGCTTGTCGGCCGTCGACATTGTCTTGTCGGCACCGATCTTGCGGATCTGCTCAGCGGCCCGCTCATGGGCTGCGCTCATGTGACCAGCAATCGACCCCATCGCTGCATCGAGCGCCAACTGAGCAGGCGTGCCGATCGCGTCCTGCTTCATGTCGGCGAACTCGGGCCGATCGGGTAGCGTCGCGTTCTGCGCCGCGCGACCCGCAACGCCCAATCCAATGCCTGTTGCGGCACCCGACAAAAGCGATGCACCACCGCTGACCAACTTGCGAGCGCCTAAGCGCGTCGCTACCCTCGCCCCAGCCCCGTAAATCTGCCCTGCGGCAGGAATCTGCAGAGCAGCATCCAGCACCGCCTGGGGCCCGGCCACCTTCACAGCCTCCCAGGTGGTCGCCCCCCGCGCCACCATTTCCTGAGCAGTGTCGATCGCGTGCTGCGGCCAGCTCAGCATGAAGGATGGGATGTTGGCTATACCACCAACTATCTCTCCCGCAAGTGAGCGCTCACCAGGCTTGTTCGCGATCTCCTCCATCGGCTTGATGATGGAGTCGGCCGTACGGAAGACAGCGTCCTGAATCCCCGTCTCGTCCTTGCCAGTCAGTCTGCTATGAACGTAATCGGCAACGCCCGCGATCGTGCCCAATGCATTCCTGCTGAAGCGCCCCATAGTGGCCAGACCACCCATGACCTCACGGCCGGCGGTCTCACCGATGCCCATCGTTTCATCAGGCGCCCGCTCCTGGCCCCAAGGGCTCTCGTAACCCTCAAGTGGCTGGCCACCGCCGTGCGCAGTCGGCTGTACGGACTGCCGATCGTTAAACGGGCTGACGTAGCCTTCGAGCGGCGCGCCCACTTATCACCCGCCTCCGATACCAGGATAATCCGCCGTCTCTGGGACCTTCCTGTTGATTGCCTCGCGGGCCGACTTCGGCAAAAATGGCGCCGACTTCAGGATGGGCTCCTCGGGCTTGGCGGCTGCAGGGGTCGGCGCTGGGGCCGGCTTAGCGGGCGCCGCCCCTCCACCCGTAATGTTGATACCGCCGGCTGGCGCACCACCGGGAATAGCGCCGGGTTGACCGCCGCCTTGGCTTTGATAAAAGCGGGTCGCGGTTGGCATCAAATGACCGAGCCGAATCTCCTCATCGATCAATTGCTTCGATGTGTATTTATTGCCGTACTTCTTCGTAGCAGCGCCCAGGAGATCTCGCACTTGCTCCCTCTCCGGGTCAGGCGCTGCAGTATCTAACGGCGGTCCGCCGCCCCGAGAGGTCCTATAGGCTTCCTCCCTAGCCTTGAGCTGCGCATCCTGCAGCTTGCCCATATCCCTCGGGCCCACGGGATCGCCCGCTTTGTGAGCCTGTGCGGCGGGCGTCCCCTTGGCCGAATCATCACTCCAGGTGTAGCGCTCTACACCCATATCGTCCTTGCCTTTAGTAATGCTCAAGGCGCGCATCGCGTGGGCTTCGGCGATCTCTGCCTCAGTCTTAGCCTCTGTTTCACTCGGCTTAAGCGGCCCTATTCCCACGGCGCCCTTGAGCGCGGCTGAGTATTCATCATTGCTGAGAGCGCCCGGGGTGCCCGGAGGCAATTGATGCATCTTCTCGATCTGTGCGATCTTTGCATCCTCAGCACTATGGGTGCCACCACCCTGGAATTTCTGCAGCCGAACTGCATCAGCATCCTGCTGCGTCCATGGTAGCTTCGTAGCCGGATTAATGTCACCCCTCTCGACCATCCGATTCAGTGCCCCCTCACCCGACTCGTCCACATTCTTCGGCTGCGGGGCTGCGCTATGCGCAATGAGTTGAGCCGGACCCACACCACCGTTAGCCAAGTGCGGGCGATAGAAATGATCTGTGCTGCCGTCTGCGTTCGTCTGGCTTACTTGGAGACCGCCCAAGCTCGGCTTGTTGCCACGGCCTGTGTAGGCATGAGCAAAATCAATGTTGTCTTGATCCGGATTTTTCACAGCCGCAGCCAAATTCTTTTGAACTTCTGGGTGCGATAAAAGCGACTGCATTGAACCCATCGCGCCTACATGATCGAGAGCCTCTTTCACTGTGAATGAATGCAAGTCCGCATCTGGGCTATCGAATCCAGTCTTAGTGGGCGCAGCAGCCGGTTGAGTCGTGAAACCACCATCTGTCGTCTCGCCACCCAGCGTCAGCACTGGATGCACTGCATTGCCATCCGGAGTTGGGACAAATGGCTTATCCTTATTAAGGGATGCGCTGGTGATACGACCACCCATCGGATCCATGGTGCCCAATCGCCCCGCTTCAAATTGATTCCCGAAGATGCTCTGCGCTCCGGTGTAAAGCTGCTGCGCATCAGAATTGGTAAATCCTTCGTGCAGAGACTTTTGAGCATTCTGGAATGGCGATGGCTCCCCATTAGGACCCAACAAAAAGTTGGCCGGATCCTGTTTGGTGGTTGCCGAAACGAAATGATGCAAGTCCTGCGCATTCTTCGGATCGCTCGGATCAAAGTTCGGGTCCTGTTTAGACATCCCAGTTTGGAACGTAGTAGCTCGCTCTTGCTGTGCCTTTAGAAATGGCCCCATTGCAGAATCCATTAACGCATCCCGACCCTTATTCCAATTGCCAACTTCTTTCTGGTGTGCCTGCACGTCGGGATCTGCGGCCCACCCGGCTGAATTGACACTTCCATCCGGATTGGTCCACTTCTGCCTCAACTGATCGGCATTGCGATCCAGATCCATGCCCCACTGGTTATGCGCCTGATAAGCATTTTTGTACCGCTCCTGCTGCTCCTGATCGGCCATGTGGCGCTCAAGAAAACTTTCGTGCGCCTCATCCATTGCGTCCCGCCTGGACTGCCGTGAGTTTTCAAACTCCTGTTGGGCGTCTTTCTTTTGCTGCTCACGCCCTTGCATGACCATGTTGAAGCCGGCCTGAATGCCGGCCAGAGCGGCCGAACCAGGGCTCTGGTAGTTCATGCCTCCAAAACTGCCGCCCATGCCGTACATAACGTCCTCACTTCATCAACTGGCCGGTCACCATGCCGGCTGCGGACCCGGCCAACGCACCACCCACAGGCCCCCCGTAGACAGTGCCAACAATCGTTGCAGCTCCCGCAACGAGGCCCTGAATGCCGGTCACATTCGACGATTTGACTCTGGCGTTGTATTGCTCCCGTTCGCTCTGCGAATAGGCTGCCGCCTCCATTCCCTGGTTGGCGCGCTTCACATCGCCCAAACCCATTTCCTCAAGGCCGCCGCCACCACTTAGGTGAGGATCACTGATATCAAGTCCAGCCATCAGAGTGCTCCTGTAACGCCAGTCATCGGCGCCCCGAGTATCCCCATCTGATTCGCCACCGTGGTGTCCTTGGCCTGATTGGCAGCGGTGACCTTGGACATGGCATCACCAATCCCCTTGGTCTTAGCGGATGCCGCTTGCTGCTCTGGCGTCAATGCCGTGTCAAACTGCTGAAGTTGGCGCGTCTGAATCCCGCTCGACTGTTGGTTCTGCTGCTCCTGCAAGCCCTGTGCAGTCTGCATATTCTTACCAGCCAACGCTGGATCCATGGCGTACTGGATCATCTGATTTTCCATCGGCATGAAGTGCTGCATATAAGTTGACCACTGCGATGCGCTGATGGCGCCAAGCGCCTGCGATGGATCGCCCACCTGCGGAGCATTGCCCATCTGCTGGCTGATCTGATTCAGATTCCCGATGCCCGGGATCGACGACATTGTCATTGTTGTGGGCTCAAACTCGGCATGTAGCTGCTCGTGATGGCCGGATTGATGTTAAGGCCCGGCGAATAATTGCCTCCTCCGGAATAAGTTGTCCCGGCTGGATCCATCGTCATCGTCGGATTTGTATTTGGGGTGGGGCTTCCTGGACTGTTGAGCGCACCACCTATAGCACCAATACCAAGTGTGGCCATGCTCACGTTGCCAGCGTTCACAGCATTTTGTTCCTGCGCGCCAGAGACTGCGATACGGCTCGCGACCTCACCACCTGCGCCCTGCCCCTGTGTCGCCGAAGTGGCCAGGCTCTGCCCCGTGCGCGAAATAGCACCCAAATTAGCCAAATAGGCTTTGTTGATCGCCTGCTCACCCGTGTTAACTGCCATGCCTCTGGCCTCAGCTTCAGCGCTAGCCCCACTGGCAATGCCCATCTTGAAGCGAGCCGAGCCAACATTGATGCCGCTGGCCATCTGGCTGGTGTTACGCTGCGCGTTCATCTTCGAAAACTCTTGCGCAACGTCCACATTGCCCTTGCCTTCGGCCTCCTGCTTCTGCCAGGAGTCTGGCTTGGCCATGTCGGATACGACACTGCTCAGGTGATCCTGCACTGGCAACCAGCGCGTCTGGTAGTCCTTGAAGGACGCCATCGCATTGGAGGCAAGCGCCCGTTCTTGCGGCGTAGCTGCGACTGTGCCGCCGCTGGGGCTCATGGCTCAACCTTTACGAAATATTCGACGTGCGAGACCCGCCAGTCCTCGGGCAGCGCACGAAGCCAGCCTGCCCGTGGCGATCGGAAGCGGATTGTGGTGGCCTTCAGTTCCCTGGCCATTTTGTGCAGGGCTGGCATGTGGTCCCCAATCGCAGTGGTGGTGACCCCAGGTGACGCCATAGCTCGGACGAATAGGCTCAGGCCGGCTGGCGCCGGCACCAATGATAGGACGAACACCGCGTCGCAGCTACGCCAGCAGGTCGTGCGTCCCTCATCGATCTCCTGAAACAACTCAGTCACGCCTCCGGGGACATTGAACAGCCACGGCAAAAGCTTGGCCTCGATCTGGGGCCAGACCAGCCGCAGATCGCACGGCACCAGCTCAAGCTCAGAAGCTTCCATCAATCGGGGATTCCTCCGGCTCCTCGGACTGATCTGGGTAGGACACGAAGATGTTCTCGCTGCCCGCATCGCGCGCGTTCAGCACAAAGCCAAAGTCTTCCTCCTCCGCCTCCTCCGATTGATCTGGGAACACGCAGAAGATCATGGCCACTTCCAGCCCAGCGATGCTGAAGCTGCCCGCCGTGCCAAAGTCTTCGAATTCCGGCTCCTCGGCCTCGTCCGGGAAGTATGCGAACGGCCGATCTGGAATCGCTGGCGCCGTAGCCGGCGGCGTGAACAGGAATCCGAAGTCCTCCGGATCCGGCTCCTCGATCTCGTCCGGCCAGGTGTTGACCACCAGGTTCGTATCGATAGGCTGGTCGAACTGCCAGTCGACAAAGCCAAAGTCCTCGTCTTCCGGCTCTTCGCTCTGATCCGGAAAGAGACAAATCGTGCTCAGCGATATGTCCAGCCCGCCAATCGAGGTCACGCCGATCGTGATGATGACCCGGTTGTTGGCAGGATCGTCGGTACCACTGAAGGTCAGGCCAGCCCCATTGACGAAATCGACCGTACGACGAATGCCTACCAAAATTCCATTGGCCTGCCAGACGGTCAGCGCCCCCAGCCTGCTGACCGGCAACCAGTCGTCCACCACACTGGTCAACGCTTGCCCAGCCAGCAGCGTTGGGGCGGGCGCCACCAACAATAGCGTTGCCGATAGCGCCACCCCCACCTGAATGATCGCCGATACCGATGGGGCCGTCTGAGTCAGGCTGCCACCCGCTCCAGCGAATACCGGCAGGAACGGTGTAAAGGTCGTCCCGATCACTTTGATTACAGTGCCCGCGATGGCCACAGCCACGGAACCACCGCCAGTCCCCAGCCCGGTCGTTACCCCGATGCAACCGAATTGGTGCCCCGCAACAGCCGGGTCCACTGGAGCAACGACTCCAGGAGCGACCAATCCCACTGCGACGAATGAACTGATCGGCACGCTGGAGATGTAGCTCGTAGCGGTGACTGGCGTGGTGGTCGTGGTGGTTGCCGTGATCTGCGCCTGCAGGGCCTTGATCGCAGCATTGACCGTCGCAGACGTGGCAATCGAAGCCTCCAGTGCTTCGAGCCGCTGGCGGATCTGCGAGATCGTGTCCTGAACGTCGCGGGCTGCCGTCCGGGGCGTTACCACCGCCGGCTTCCCGAGCGTGCCGGTCATTAGGCGAATTCCTCTGCATCTTCAACAAATTGAACTCGGTCAACCTTGTCGGTCCCCGCGATCTGAAATTCAAAGAATTTCTCAACCACCCCATTGGGTGGCTGCGGAAGGCTGAACTCGTACTGCGATGTGACCGGAATCGTGCTGTACTGGACACCATCGGCAAAAAGAGTCAGCGTCGTATTCGCGTAACCGTCAGCGGTTACGCGAGCCAGACGAAACGCGGTCGGATAGGGCACGTAGAACTGCTTGGACTTCCACACGTACGGCAACGGGGCTGCCGGGTTCGCATCGAAAGTCGCGATGAACTGGAGCGACACCCCGATCGGGATGGCCGGATCGAAGTAGTCCGGCACGATGAACAGGCTATCGCTCAATGGATCTGCGTAACGCGCAGTGGCATGCCACCCGAGCGAAATCTTGCCCGAGCCAGACTCATTCAGATCCAAATAGAAACCGCCCTGCGTCCCGCCGATCGGGGTAAACCAGCAGAAGTAGCGGTTGTCGTTCACAGCCGCGTACATCGACGGCGGATTCAGCGCCTGCCACTCCCGCTTAGTGAAGAGGCCCTCGGTAAGCAACCGCTCACTGCCTGGACCCGCAATAGCAATCAATCCCTCGAAAGTGGCAAACACCACCCCGATGTTCTTCAGGTACTGAATGCTGCGCTTGGAGGCACACCGGTACGGGTAGCTCGCTTTGGTCTGACTATAGTTGTCTGGGGTGTTGCCAGCGCATAGGTATGGGTGACGCTTGGTCATCACCACGACGGTGGAGTCGATCGCACCGATCCCCACGATGTCGTAGTCGAATGTCAATTGGAAGGCCAGGGGCCACGCGTGAGGGACGCCCTGAGCTGACAGGCACAGGTTGTTGCGCTCATAACCCGCGTAGATGCCATTAGGTAGCGCCAGGATCCCCAGCATGTTGGTCGGCGGCGGATACCACAGCAGGCTCTGCAGAACCTGCGACAGCGCCGTATCGGGCAACTGATCGACATAAACTGTGCTGCCCGTGCCAGAAAAGGCGATGTTGGCTTTGACCAGCAGGAACGAGGACCCCGTCGACCCAGTGACCGCGCGATACAGGTTCATCGATGGGTTGGGGGTTAACCCATCAAGCTGGGTCGGGGGAATGAAAGTGCTGCTGGCCGTGGTCCACGAGGCAGCCGGCGAAGCTTGGAAGTAGGTGATGTCCACACCCGCACCCGCGAGCGTGCCTGGCAACACGACGGAGACAGCCTGGCCGATCTGACGCGTGATCGTGTTGCTGCCGTCCGTGTTCACCATGGCCGGCGACGGCCCGGATTCCTCGCCCAGATCATTCACCAGCGTGTAGAGATAAGTCGTTGCCTGCAGGTTCGAGGTGGCTGCCGCAGGCCCTGTTCCCGCGATTGTGAAGTTATCGACTTTCAGTATGATCCAGTCTGGGTAAGCTTCGACTGGGTCCCAACATCCCACCCCAGCACCACTGCCGGCAATCGGCATTCCGGTCTGTGTCTGAGTGAAAGCCACGGTCG